GACCAAGTTTTAGCACCAGTTGGATATTTTATACCAGCAGAGGAATGTATGTTTGAAAGTATACTTGATGAATCTGGTGTAGATACTATGCAATATACTGTTGTTGGTGGAACTAAAACAACTCAAGCGGCAGGAGCAGCACAAAAAGGATATGATAAGTTAGAATTTGGTGGAGCTTATATTTTAACTGATTATGTTTTTGAATATTTTGCACCAAAAAGAACAGCAGCAAATTTATATGTAAGAGTTAGATTATATAAAGTTAATATTAGTCCTAATTTAGAAGTGGCTTATAAAAAAGATGGTAAAACAGGTTGGAAATTTACTTGTAAAGCGGCAGCAGATACAACTAAGGACGCTGGTAAACAATTAGGTTATTACTTAGAAGAAACTGCTGACTTAACAGGTACAACACCAACATTGGCGGTAAGTTCAACAGTACCAGCAGATGCAGCGGCAGCAGTTGTTGTCAGTAGTACAATAGTTGTAACATTTAATAGAAATATTCATCCTGAGTCAGTAATAGAAGGTAACTTTATATTAGCAGAAGCAGACGGAACTCCTGTTAGTGGTACTGTTTCACAAACTGATTCAGACGAAGTAACATTTACACCAGATAGTAATATGACAGCAGCAACAGTTCATATTTTTGCTATTAGTGAAAATGTAAGAGCATTAGATGATTATTCAGCAATGGCAGATAATGAGATTATCAATTTTACTACTGCTTAATTTATGATATAATTATCGATAAATAATAATATCGAGGTGACTAATGTGAATAATGTAGATAAGAAGAAAGTTTTTGAAACAGCTAAAAAGAGAACTGAAAGAGATAAATTAACAAACAAAGGTGTTGAGATACCATTTGGTCAAACTACAATTACATTAACAGCTTTAGATTGGGATTCTTCAAATAATTTTGAGGATTGCATTGTAGAATTAAGTAAGAAGTTCTCTTTTTTAACTGGTAGTGACCTTATGAAAACAGGAATCGATAAATTAGTCGAAACAGCGGTAGGTATACTAAGGGAAGATTTAGTTAAATTAGCTGGTATAGCAACTAATGGTAAGATTGATATCGATTATATTAAAGAGGTTAAAGCTACAAAGAATGATGTAATAACAATAGTTATAGAAGCATTTAAAATAAATTATAGTTACTTAAAAAACTTAATGACCCTAGCTCAAAATCAAGGATTGAAATAAATCAACGTGAAATTGGATGGGGTAATGTTTTTGATAAGTTAATGAGTGAGTATAATATGTCAATTAGTGATGTTCGAGCATTAACAAGAGAGCAAATGTTTCTATTTATTGATAAAATAAATGATAGAGAAGAAGATAAATTAAAAAATGAAGTTCATCTTCATGGTGGCAAGTGGAAATCAAAAGGATTAGATACAGATGGAGCAATACCAATTGAGGATATGATAGATTCTCAAAAAAAATTAGGTAAAGAAACAACCATGTAATAAGTAGTAAGCCGATTATAAAATTTTATAATCGGCTTTATTAATAGGAGGTGAGATTACATATGGCAACTATAGGTGATTTAATTATAAATTTAACTGTTAGAGGTGGACGTGAAGCAGTTTCACAATTTAATGCGTTAAAGTCTGTTATGACTCCGTTAAATAATGCATTTAAAAATGTTACAAGAGGTTTAACTAGTGGTATAACAGAAGGTATTCGATTCAACATGATGATGGAAGATATGAATATGTCTTTTAAGACATTAACTGGTAGCGCACAAAGAGGTGAAAAATTAAGTAATAATATACTAAAATTAGCAGCAGACACACCATTGGCAACAGAAGCTTTATCAAAAGCAGCTAAAACAATGCTTGGTTATGGTATAGGAGTAGACGATATTTTACCTAATTTAAAAATGTTAGGTGATTTATCACTTGGTAATGGTGATGTATTACAAAGGTTAGCTGTAGCATTTTCTCAAACAAGTTCAGCAACAAGACTTACAGGGGAAGAAATGAGACAATATCGTAATGCTGGATTAAATCCATTAAAACTTATATCAGAGCAAACAGGTGTAAGTATGGCTGAGTTAGATCAAAAAATGAGAGATGGTGAAATCTCAGCAGAAATGGTAAAGAAAGCATTTATTGGAGCGACAACTGGTACTGGAAGATTCTCAGGCGCTATGGTTAATGCTTCTAAAACTCTTAGTGGACAAATGGAGAAATTAAGAGATTATGGTTCTATCTTTCTTGGAGAATTTACTCAACCTATTGTTAATGGTCTTAAACAAATAATACCAACATTTGTTGAGTTTATTCAAAGATTAACAAATGGTAGCTCAATTATAAATGATGTAATTAATACAATGGATTCTATTTTTACTAAAATAGGTAAAGTTGTAAAAGATGTATTCTCAGGCATGGATAAAGATATGATGGATATTATAATAACAGTAGGTCTTGTCATTGCTGGTATAGCACCATTAGGTGTTGCTTTTGGTGCGATAGTGGCAGTTATTGGGTTTGCTGTATCTGGTATTACTGCATTGATCGGAGTATTTACTTCAATATCTCCTGTTGTATTTGCTGTGATAGGTGCAATAACAGCATTGGCGGCTATATTTACAGATATGATATTGAATAATGATAATCTTAAAAGGGCTATAATGAATGCATTTAATGAGATTAAAAATGCTGTAATGGTAGCAGTTAATTTTATTGTATCAAATATGGATAATATTAAGGCAGTTTTTGAACGTGTTAGAAATGCTGTAATGTCTGTTGTACCAATAATAGTTGATACCATTACAAGATTTGGTCAATCTATAAAACCAGTAGTCGAAGATGTACAGAGAGTTTGGAGTAATTTAGTTAAACTATTTCAAGAAAATCAAACAATATTTACTGCTGTTTTTGCTGTTATTGGTGCTGCTGTAGCATGGTTTGTCGGTACTTTTGTCGGTGCTTTTAATGGATTAGTTCGAGCAATTGGACCGATTGTATCAGTTATACTTGGTTTAATAGATACAATAATAAATGTATTTAGGCTTGTTGGTGCAATAATTAGCGGTGAATGGGGTAAAATACCACAAATATTAATGGATATTGGAACGTCAATATTAGATGTTATAGTTAGTGCTTTTAGTGCTGTCGTTGAATTTATTGTAGGTTTTGTTGATGGTATAATTGCAATGTTTACAATGCTTTATAATGTTATAGTAGGTGGTTCTATAATTCCAGATATGGTTAATGCAATAATTATGTGGTTTAACACACTTATATCAACAGTTATTAATATTGTTCAGACTTTAGTTAATACAGCTATTAATATATTTAATGCATTAAAGGCAGCAATAACCTCTATAATAAGTGCAATTAAAACAGTAATTACTAATGGTTTTAATGCTGCTAAATCTATAGTTACTAGTATTATTAGTTCGATTAAATCAGTAATTAGTAGTGGTTTTAATGCTGCTAGGTCTATAGTTAGTAGTGTTATTAGTTCTATTAGATCAGTAATTAGTAGTGGTTTCAATGCTGCTAGGTCTATAGTTAGTAGTGTTATTAGTTCTATTAGATCAGTAGTATCAAGCGGATTTAATTCAGTAAGATCAATTATATCAAGTGCTGTTAATAGTGCTAGGTCTAGATTATCAAGTGCTTTTAATTCTATGAGATCAATTGCAAGTTCAGCTATTAATTCTATTAGATCAATAGTTAATAGATTAGGTGGTATTTTCAGAAGTGCTTTAAGTAGTGCTATGGGTGCTATTAGAAGTGTAGCTGGTAGTATGTATAGTGCTGGTGCTAACTTGGTACAAAATTTAATCAATGGTGTTACTGCTAAAATAGGTCAATTTAGAGCTAAAATATCAGAACTAGCAAATGCAGCAAAACAATTCTTAGGATTTAGTTCTCCGACTGAAAAAGGAGCTGGAAGAACTGCTCATAAATGGATTCCTAATTTAATTGATATGATGGGAAAACAATTAGAACAAGGAGTTGGAAGAATAAGTTTGGCTAGTGGTAAAGTAGCAAGTGCAATACAACAATCAACAACAGCTACTATTGGTAACTCATTGCAAGCTAATAGAACTGTAATCACTCAAGGTTCTCCTACAAATGTAATGATAAAAATAGATGCAAGTCATATGGATGTAGATCAATTAGGTACAGCTTTAGTTAGTAAACTAAGGTCTTATGGTATAAGATCGCAAACTCAGTAAAGGAGGTGTTTTAATTGGGTTTACGACATTTATATATTGGTGGTACTGGTGGAACTGGTGTAACACCAACAGGAACAGAAGTACAAATAGGTAAATCATGGACAATAAATCAACGAATAAATAATAAAGATACATTCTCATTTACAATAGAAGACGATAATAGTGCAACAATAGAACCATTAATAGAATTATATTTTTATGATGATACTACTTATATATGGGGTGGAGTTATAAAAACTGTAGATATTGAAAAAGTTAATCCAAATAGAGTAATATACTCAGTTAAAGCAGAGGACTTCACTTCTTTAACTGAAAGACCATTAGTGGTTAGATCATATGAAGATGAAACAATATCAACTATTATAAATTCATTGATAACTACATACTTTAGTCAATATGGTGTAACTGAGGGAACTAATACAATAACTACTGTTATAAATCAGATTACATTTAATTATGAAAACGGTGATAATGTATTAAATCAATTAAAGAATTTTGGTAATTTTCAATGGAATGTAGATAAAGACAAAGTACTAAGTTTTACTATGATAAATACAACAACTAGCACAACTGCTTTAACTGATGAATTATCATTGAAAAAACAGTTAAGTGCTGACAACTACCGTAATACTCAGTATGGTAAAGGAAAGAAAAAGAGAACTGAGTATTTAGAAGATAAAACTATGACACCTAAACCAGATGGTAAGACAAGAGAATTTTTCTCAAATTACCCTATAGCAAAAGAACCAGTAATCGAAACTAATGTTAATGGTGCTGGATGGGTGACTAAAACGGTAGGTGTTAGAGGTCTACAAACTGATAAAGATTTTTATTGGTCATATAATGATACTCAAGTTTCACAAGATGAAGATGGAACTGTTTTAACTGATGCTAATCCAACAGATGATGAAATAAGAATTAGTTACTATGGTCTTATTCCATTACTAGTTGTATCTAGTGATACCTCAGAAGTAACAGCACATGGAGCAGTAGAAAACTATATTTACAATAAGCACTTAGAGGATTCAATTGACGCTAAAAATTATGTTACAACATTATTAGACAAATATAGTAATGACGCTGATAAAATAAGTTTTACCATTCAACAAAAGACATATGAAGTAGGTGTACAGATACCAATAACTGATACATTATTAAATATATCTGGCGACTTTTTAGCTGAGTCTTGTACATGGACACCTAGGGGTGCTAATGCGATAAATTATACATATGGTGTGTTAGATGGTGTTGCTCTTGGTGGATGGGAAGAATTTTTCAAAAACTTATTTGCACCAGAGGTAATTGAATTAGACGATCAAGAAGTAGTTATTCGTATTTATGAATTTGACGAGCCAACAGATCATGACGGTGAATATTATATAGAAGTTACTACACCATTATTCCCTAGTAATTCTTTATATCCTAGTAATTCTTTATATCCAAATTCAACACCAACTAGTACAACTACTTTAAATGATTAGAAATGAGGTGATTAAGTGTACAGAATAAAACGAAGTAGACCAATTAAAAGAAGGGTTAAGAAAAGAGATAAAATGAATTTTAATGAAAAACATGGTCATACTGGGAGAATTTTAGTTTGGTCAATAGACCCTGTGACCAAAAAGAGAACATTAAAACTAGATAAACCAAATCTTATAATGAATCGTACTTTTGGTTATGATTATGAATATTTGCGTGGTAATAATGTTGCTGCTAATGGTCAAATTATGCATTTAGGAATTGGGGATGATAATACAGCACCAACTTCAACTGATTCTGATTTAGGTAATGAGACTTATAGAGTACCTGTAATTTCACAAAGTATCACAGGTACAGGAGAATTAACAAGCGAATTTTATATTACTGCTACTGAGTTCTCAGGAACTATTGAAGAATTAGGAATATTTGGTGGTTATTTCTTTTCTGAGGACTGGAATGGTGGTACTGGTGCAGATACAGGTAATTTATTGGCAAGAATTTTATATAGTGATACTAAGACAACTAATGAGGAATTATTAATACAAAGAGTAGATACATTTAGTTAAAGGAGTGATTTTAATGTTATATGAATTTACAAGAGACTATGAGATACCAGATGGAGGAATCACAGATCAATTTAAATTGAACTCGTATGCTAGTTTTTCAATGGAATTAATTGACATGGTTAAAGTCGATAATAAAATAATAAATATATATAGTGTTGAAGAATGGCAAGGTGAGAAAGAATATGAGGAAGAAATAGATGTAATTGATGATGATGGTAAAACAATTAAAGCAGTTAAAAAAGTTATGAAAAATGTTTTATCATATAAAGCATTATTAACTAATAATGATAAAGTTGTGAAAGATGGTAGAATTAAACCAATTAAACATAAAAGGAAATTACCTAAAATAGATGACCCTATACCATATCCTCATGTACCAGATGTACAAAATAAACCAAGTCAACCTAAGATACCTAAAGAAGAAAATCCACCTAAGACGAAAACAGATGATAATCCATCTATACCAATTAAAGACGAAAAACTTAAGGAAAAAGGTGGTGAATAATATATGACAGTACATGGTAATTTTACGGAACTAACTTATACTAATGGTTCTGGAACTGCTATTAATGCAACTAATTTAAATGCTTCTCAGGCAGTAATGAAAATCACAGACACCGAATTGGCTCGTAGTTTAACTTTTTCATGGGAACAATACAAAGAAATGTTTTTTAATTGTAGTACTAAAACAATAGATACATTTAATACATATACAGATTGGTCTGAGACAGGAACATTAACAAAGAGTGAAGCAGATCATACTGAGTGTATGGTACATGGTCGAGGGGTAAAGATGTTAGAACCAGATAATTCGGCTGGTGAATTGGCTATATATAATAGTGGACATACTCAACTAGATTTAACAGAGTTTCAAAGTGGTGATACAGCAGCAGCGGCAGATTTAATATGTTTACTTGTTTATATATCTGATACAACATATATCACAAGGATAACTATGAGATTTGGTACAGACACAAGTAACTATTATTATTATGATAAAACCACAGGTCTTGTAAATGGATGGAATATTATCACAGTACCTAAGAGTTCATTTAGTACATTTGGTTCTATTTCTGATTGGACAGCACAAGATTACATGGCATATAGGGCTTTATTTGCTGCTAATGCTCAAAATGAATATGTCATATTCAATCATTGTTCATTAGTTAGAGCGGATTCAGCAACAGCGACACTTATGAATCCTTTTATGGCTAATGATGGTAGTGATAATTGGGATGTTGATGTAATGACACCATCTAGTCAATTCTTAGTTTATAAGGATGAACAATTAGAAGAAATATGTGTTGTTGATTGTTTACAAAGTGGTTTAGCTTCAACAGACCCAGATTTTTTAGGTTGTGGATTTGTATGTAGTAGTTTTAGTGGTTCATTTAGAATGATAGTTAAAGCCACAGATTATAGTCAAGGTATAATGTGGTATGTTGATGATGATAATTGGATTTTATTTCAACTTGACGATGCCGATTTACAAATAACTGAAAGGTATAGTGGTTCAACTAGTTATCATTTTGAATCCCTTAGTGCAACTCCGTTAGTTGGTAGTACTGTAGTAATGAAGTTTGAAAAAATAGGTGGTGGTACTGCTAGAGTATGGATAACTGATGAAAGCGAAACATTTACTTTTATTGAAGAATCTACTGAAACCCTACAGTTTGCCGATAGTACAGAAGGTGAACTAGGTATTGGAGCAGTATCGACAAGTAATCTAGGAGTAATTCAAGATTTTGTTGTGAGCAATAGAAGAATAGATCAACTAAAGTTACCACAATTAAGAAGTAATGATATTGGTGATAAACTTGTTGTTATAAAACAAGTTGAAGAAGTTTACACTAGTACTACTATTCAACCCGATAACGAATTAAAATTAAGGTTAAAACCATTTTGCATATATAGGATTAAATTACATTGTTTATCTTATGGTGCTACAGCAGGAGATATAAAAACAGATTGGACAGTTACAGGAGATATCACAGGAATAGGGTTAAAAGGTTGTCGTGGTGCTGCTAGTGGCGAATCAGACCCTAATGATTGTCAAACTAGATGTAATGCACTTGGATTAACTACAGGTGTATCTGGATATGGGTTAACTACATTACATACAACATTTATTACTGAGGAATTTATAGTGAGTACAGACGATCAAGGTGGAGTATTACAATTTTATTGGGCGCAATTAGCTGCTAGTGGTACGTCTACAGCAGTTAGAGAAGGTTCATTCCTATTAGCTGAAAAAATAGCCAATAATTATTAACAATTAAAAAAAATACTAATGAGTTATTTATGGGGTAACTCATTAGTATAAAAGAAAAAGTATTATATTTCATGACTAATGTATATCAATATTATACTACTTAGGAAGTGTATAGTATAATACTTCTATCAAACCTTTCCAGTTATGACCTTCTTTGTGTATTGTTTTTAAGTCTTCTAAGTAAACATGTGACCATTTAGAAACTTCTTTTAATATTTGCTCATAATTCTTTTTACCTGATGGTGTCTCAGGAACATAAGTTAAATTAAAGTATTCACATATACCCTTACAAACTTCAATAGCACATTCTTTTTGATAGTTTAAATCCCTCATTAAATTAGCTTCTTTTAGTATATCCATGAATCCAAACTCACTTAATACTGCTGGCATTGTTGTTTCTCTTAATACAAAAAAGTTAGCTGATTTAACACCCCTATTTTTCAATGGTGTACCTTGTAAGCTATATTTATGAATACTAGTTGCTAATTTTTTTCCGCTAGAACTATTAGGATAATGGTAAGTCTCAATACCACCTTCACCAGATCGCCAAGAGTTAGTCAAAGCATTAAAATGACCAGACCAAAAAATATTACACTTTTTATTATTTGCTCTATTTGTGCGAACATAAAGAGGTGTATCAGTTCTTTCTGGTGATACATCATAAGGTGTTAATTGCGGTTGTCTCTTTAGTTCTTCAATTAAAAAAGTTTTACATGCATGATTAAATTCGTTTTCTCTTATCTGTGTTCCATCTGGATATTCAGGTGTTCTTTTTCCAGCAGTTTCCATTCCATGACCATCCGAGCAAGCTACTGTATAAATTTTACTCATATTATTACTCCTTTCCAAAAGTACCGTTCTTTTTTCTATTTTGAATATTTGGTCTTGATATACCTAATCCAGTTTTTTATTTGCTAACATAGGTAGCTATTATACCTATTAAGCACATAATGACACCAACTAAAGATGTTAAAACTAAGTTACCATTAGTTTTCAATGTTTGCTTTAGTTCATCTATTTCCTTTTGTTGCTCGTCGTTACAGTATTTTTGTAATTCAATTTTAGTATTTAAATCTAATATATATCTCAATTGTTTACATTCATTTGAGTTACAATTGTTATCGCTCATGATATAAACATCCTTTTATTTATATTGTATCATTTATTACTTATCAATAAAAGAATTGAATATTAATATATTAATGATACAATATAAACAAGTGATTATTATTCTCATGGTTTAGCACACAATAATAAACCATGTGAAATGAGGTGATTTAATGCAAAATGATATTCAACGTAGAATTAGAAGTAAAGTTTTATGGTTAGCTATAGCTAGTCAATTAGGAATCATCTTAGTTACATTAGGAATCTTCGACAATACAGTATTAGAAGAATACAAGATAATAGTAAATGCATTATTAGTGATATTAGGTTCATTTGGTATTATAAATAATCCTACAGATAAGAATCACTTATAAATCAACTCTAGTAAATATTTTATATTAGACTATTATTAGTCTATTTTTTTTAAACTAATGGAGGTTAGGAAATGTCTATTAAACAAATAACAACTAAATATAATTTAAATCCGCTTTATTTAAAAAAAGTAATAAAGATGAAAAATGTAACACAACAAGAATTAATGCAACTTTTTGATAGGAGTATTGCTTCTATTTACACTAGGTTAAGTGGTTCAAAAATGTTTACAATTAAAGAAGCATTTTTATTAGCTGATTATCTGGATATGGATATAAATAAGTTATTTGCACCAACACAAGATGATGTTATGAATGTTATTGTTAGAGATAAATTATGAGTGATTATTTTTCAAATGAATACCACGAAATAGGTTATACAATTAATCGTAATGAATTAATTAATGATTTAAGAAAACAATTGAAACAAAAGGAAAAACAGTTAAGTATAGGTGAAATTGATAAATATATATACATAACTGTTTTATACAACTCAAATATAGAAATGATAAAGATACCAGATAAATATATTTTTCCTGTAAATATTCATCAAATATATTACATGATTTACAATAGCTTTCTTTCAGATAAAAGTGAATATGATTCGATACACAATTAAAAAAAAGAATTATAGGCTATACTATAATAGTTTAGTCTATAATTCTCGTACCATAAGGTAATATTTTGTAAACTCCATTTTTCAGTTGTTTAACTATTTTTATCTTTGAATAATCTGAGAACTCAAAAGTCTGATATGTCATATTTAATATCCTATCTTCAATTTCAATTGTTCTTACATCTTTGTCAATTTCATACAATACATACATGACTGTTTCCATCGGCTCATTAATCATATTATCATTAGCTAATTTCTTATGAGCTTTATAGGCTAATGTATTTTTAATAGTAGGTTTTGGGGTGCGGTCTAGGATTAATGCAGTAACTTTAGTTACAATTGGTTCTGATTGCTTTTTAGATTTGAAATTTGGTTTAATAACTTTATAACCAATGTATATGTGAATTATTAAGATTAAACCAATTATAATCATTATAATAGTATTCTTATTCACAATTTATCACTCCTATTCAAGAAGATTTCTATATTAATATCTAACCTTTTTAATTGTGATTTTAACGAATTAAATAAATCTTCATTCTTTTTATCTTTATATAAGTGAATATCAACAAAATTAATCCACTCATTAATTTCATTGATATGTTGTTTAATTACATTATCTAATTCACTTTTAATATCCATAATTCACCTACTTAACTAACTCGTACTTCCTGTGAAATTCTTCATATGATAACCAATAAATATTATCTTCATTGTTATGAACATATACATATTCATAACCGTTCCTATGTTTATCAGTTTCAACATATCTTAATTGGTTATCTATAGCATACTCATAATAACTTTTTGGCATAGCGTAAATATCACTATCACTAAGAGAATAAACTTTACACTTGTATTTGTGCTTCTTCTTGTATACCATGTTTAACCCTCCATATCCTCAACCATCATTGTAACAAGTAGTACAATATTTTGACATATCATTAACATTCATAACAGTACACTTGTCACACAATACTTTACCGCATTTTTCACAGGTATTCTCACAACTTTCACATACCATAGCTTCACACATGTCACACTCTTGTATTCTATCTCTACAATCATTACAATAGTTACTATGACATATTGAACATTGCTCATAATCTACATGCTTTGTTTCTGATGTTAATATCAGATTACCACATATACAATCATCCATTGTTTCCGTCACCTTCTTTAGATTCAACATATTCATTCATAAATTTAATTAATACATGTGACATTGTTCTACCATCACAAGCTTCTTTAAATTTTTGTTTTAATTCAGCACCAGCGATTACAACTATTCTATCATCTTGTTTTTTAACACTCATTCATAACACTCCTTTATTTATTAATTGATTATATATTATCATGAATTATAATCAATGTCAATACTTTATAACAATTAAAAAATAAGGACTATTTATACATAAGTCCTTATTCTTCTATATTTTACATTAGTTTGATTTTATGATATACTAATTATTGATTATTGATAACTTTTTAAAAATTCGATAAATGTTGATATTGCGTTAATATATCATCTTTGATTTTCAGACCAATTAAGCCACGACTTGTTGGTTTTTTTGTTTTAGGATTTATAACATGCTTACTTTCTTTAATTGATTTAAACTTACTAGATATTTCTTTTCTTAATTGTGACCCTGACTTTTTAAATTTTAGATTTTCTTCTTCACAATAAAGTTTAAACCAATGCAAAAGATCACTTGTAACCAGTTGTCCATCTTCTTTTAACTCAAACCATTCATTAACAAAGTCAACTACTGGTGAATCTTGGGTAATATAGTCTTTTATGATTTCTTCATTTTCTGTAGTTGTGCTAAATTTTAAATTGTTGCTCATTAATCGCCTTAATCCTTCAAACATCCAATTAAAAACAGCTTCATAATTAAATTTATTCAGTATCTCAGTATCTTGTTTTTCTTTTGGACATATATTTTTAAATGGTATAATAATAAATCTATTAAAAAACTCAGGTGATTTATCATAAGTCATAGGTAACTGATTTGCACTAAAGTACAATCTAGCTGTATTATATCCAAAAATACTATCTCTACCTTTTTTCTCATATTTCATTAAATCATCACCAGTTAGTATTTTAATTGTACTAGTGTCTTCAATTGGTGTTGATGGTAAATCAGCACATACATTAACTAATTTAGATAACAAAGAAGCTGTGTTAAATCTTGAGTTTTTCTTTGTTAAATCTTGTAATGGTTCACCACTACTATTCTCAGTACCTATTATTTTTAATAGTGTACTAAGTATAACTGATTTACCAGTATCACCTTTACCATAAAGCATAAAGAATTTTTTTGCTCTATTGTGAGGAATTAAAGCATAACCCATGATTTCTTGAAGTAGCTTTTGTTGATATTTTGGTAAAACATCATCTAAAAATTTACTAAATATCTCACATTTAGCTTCTGGATTATAGTTATGATTTAATTGTATAGTAGTTAATTTATCTGGTGAATGGTCTTCTTTAGTAAAATCAGAAGAACCATGCTTAACATTTAAGATACAATTTTTCATATTTATTTGTGTATTAGATGTATTGAATTTAGAAAATTTAATAAATTCTCTAAGTAACTGTTTGTAAACTTCATCTACATACTTAGATTCTTTGAATTTATTGTTTTCTACATCTATCATATGATTCTCTATTAACTTAGTTAATTGTTGTTTTTCTACAATATTATAAACACCATTATTATAACTGTATGTATTTTGCTCAGTATTAACTATATTATGCTCTACAACTAAATGATTTCTTAATTTAGTATAATCTAACTTATAATTATTATTACCATCAATATAAAACCAGTCTTTATCTAATGTTTGATTTTGTTTACTAAAGTCTATCTTTAGATCAAACATTTCATTTAATTTAACTACAGCTTTAAATGGTGTGATGTCTTCCATTAAAGCAACTAGGTCTATTACAGTACCGCCTTTTTCACACCCAAAACAATTAAAAGAATTAGTCACCTCATATATAGCCATACTTGGTGTATTATCGTCATGATCGGGTAATATACAGTTAATAAGTCCTCCATTATAATCAACATTATATTTTTCAAGAACATTAACAATATCCACTTCACTTTTGACAAAATCAAATACATTATTAATATCTTCTTTTCTCATTTCTGTATTTCTTTGATACTTGTCTTTAACTTTGTTTACATCAATTTTACTTAGTAATTCAACTTTTTTATATAACTCATTTACGTTCCTTGTGGCTGATGGTAAATTGTCAACTTTATAATCTTTATATACATTACCAGTTAAAACAATAGCATGTTTTTTTATAAATACTTCAATACCACTTTTATCTGGTAAGTTAGAATACTTAGAATGTACTTTTTTTAACTTGACACTTTTATTATCTTGTTTAGATAATGTTTTTGTTACCTTATATATAAGATGTAAACCATAACCACTAATAGAATACTCGATATATGGTCTAGTTTTTTCTATCTCTAAAGTATCTAATACCTCTTTTCCCCAATCGTATAAATTTTTATTTTCATCAAAACATCTATCTAAGTCAATTACCACATAGTCATTATCAAGTAGATAACTATAATACAATTTTTTTGGATTATTTGCTGTAACTGTCATAAATGACTTATAACAACTTGAATCTTTCCATTTAACATAGTACCCGTTGACATCAACTGGCGCTCTTGTCACAACATCACCGAACACCCATTTATTTTGCTCTTTTATTTCTCTAGGTATATTGTGAATATTATCGATATGAGTTGTATTTATTACCTCTTTTATATTATTTGTCTCTATCTTATTTAAAACATCCATAGTATAATACCTCCTTACTTAACATTAGTTTTATAGTTGTCTTCTTTTAACTCTAAGTTATCAAAATTATTAATTAAAAATTCTAAAACAGTTGTCATATTTTTACCTTGAGATTTAGCTATATCTTCTAACTTTTCTATTGTCTCAGGGTAAAATTTGTATGTTTTAGCTACCTTTTTTACTCTTTCTGGTTTAATCACTTTTAATTTCATTTATATCTACCTCCATTTATTTATTTGTTTTAATCGGTAAATACATTCTATATCATATTAACATCAATGTCAATACTTTATAATAAATATTTTATCGTTAATACATTAACAAACTTATTTACATTGATTAGAAGATATGTTAATATAGTAGTATTAACGATGATATATTTTTTTAAAACTTTTCAATAGTGTCTGAGAATTTGAAATTACTATTAGTTTCCTTGAATGTAAGAGAATTTGAAATTACTATTAGTTTCCTTTAAGCGTTTAGTAGAAAAGAAAAGACCATATAAATGGTCTTTTTTTATATTCATTAATATGCTATTATAAGATTGTAGAAAGATATTTCCTTTTAATTTAATAATTTTAGTAAATTATAGATTCAAATAAGAAAAGACCATCTAATTTGGTCTTTTTCTACGTTTTTACAAATCTTCACTAACTCTATAACTTTTTGAATTATTTTTATAAATAACTTTTTCTTCTAATAATTTTGGTTTCAAGTTGTCTACTTCATATCTTTTCATTCCCATAAATAATGTTATTTTTGCAATTGGAAATTGCTTACCTTGCATATTATTATCTTTTAGAAATTTAACAATTTTAGTAATAGTTGTATCTGAATAATCAAAACCAATCTTTTTTGAACTTGAACTTTGAAAACCAATCTTTTGTTTTGAACTTGATCTTTTTTGATCTTTAGTTGATCTTTCAAGATCAGTTGAACTTTTTATTTGATCTTTATGTTTAAGACTTAAAGATTGGGAATCATTACTACAAGCTACTTCCAGAACTTCATCTTCAACATCAAGATCAGATTTACCAATCTTTTTTATTTGAACTTGATCTTTGTCAAAAGATTGGTTGATCTTTTCTAGTTGATCTTGAACTTGATCTTTTTTATTTGAAGTTTCATTTACACCATTAGATAACTCACTTTCATTTTTCAAATTATTTGCTAATTCTTTTGCTTGCTTTAATGATTTTTCTTTTAAAGCCTCTTGCATAATATCATTTGGTGTAATTTCTTTTTCAGTTTTATTATTACAATATATATGTGAGAAAATAACAATTAATGATTCTAACATTATTGCAAATAAGAATGAAAATATTAGTAAAATCTTACTCTTGTTTACATTTGTTTGTTTTGATATATTATTAAATAGCTTATGATAACCTTTGTCGTTATCGATTTCAATAGTCTTATATTTATTTATCTTTTTATTTTGCAATGTAATCAATTTATCATTTTCTTTTTTAATTGATTCTTGCATTTCTTTTTTTATTTTCATAAATTCATTAGTTACTTTAGCAATATTAGTTGTATGGTATTGATTCATATTACCTGTATAATCATTAATACTTAGTTCATTGTATGATTTCTGTAAATCTGAAATAACATTCTTTTGTAACTCTATAGCTTTAATATTATTATTGTATTCAGTAGTAATGATTTGCTTTGTCTTTATTGCTGTAAAGTTCATAAAGTTACCCATTGAAGCAATTAAAGAAAAGGAAATTAGGATTAATGCTAATCCTAAGTATACACGATTCTTCTTTTCTAACCCTTTGTATATAATCACAGGTTTCGCTATATCAAATGTTACACCTAGTATTATAAAGAAAATACCCAATGACCTATAAAATATAAAACTTAATATAACTGCTATACCTATAAATCCATAATACAATATATTATTTATTTTACTCATTCCTTATTCCTCCTTGTAATTTAATATCATGCAAATATCATGCAATATAACCATAATAATATTGCAATAATTATTGATAATATAATCGGCATAGCTAACGATAAATATATAGCATAATCTATTCGTAACCCTAAAGATATGTAAGTTATTGAAAATGTTACACAAATAATAATACTCAATATTATACATATATATTTCATATTAGATTTATCACATACATTATTATTATTATTAGTTTCAATTTCTTTTTCTGTGTTATTGAAATCTTTCATTGATAATTGATTAGTTTGTGAATCATATCCTATTAGTATAATATTTAATTTATACATATTAATATAATCTTCTATTAACTTTAATTCACCTTTTGAACAATTCATATATGCTATACATAGTTTTACTTCTTTATCTATACAATCTCCATACATAACATTGTATGTTAATATTTGACCTATATCATGTGCTTGTAATTGCTTTTTACATTCAATTAAAACAATAGATTTTTCACATTCTACATAAATATCTAAAGTTTTATAAATACCATTTCTATGCAATGAATACTCTAATAAAATTTTTTCAATTTTATCATTAAACCAATTTTCTAATATATCTTTATTATCTTTTAATAATTCAGCAAATTGTCTTTCTTTCATATCAAAATTACCTCCTTTTGTTCATGTGCTAAACCCTTCTTATAACTAGGTTTTGCTAAAAATTACCCTATTTTAGATCCTACTTAAAATTGTTCTTTTAAATATTGCTCAATTAATCTAGTTACCAACTTTGATACACTTTTATCGTTTTCGTAACAATGTTCACTTAGTTTATCCTTTAATTCCTTTGTAACTCTTATTGATATAGTTCTAATTTTTTTATCCATATTTAACTACCTCCTTATTATTTGATTACATTGTATCACATGTAATACTTGTATACAAATGTAGCAACATCTATATACAATCATATAACAAAAACACCTTCGACTTTCTGTGATTACATTCACAAAACTCGTACATAATATGTGATTCATTATTGATTATCAATAACACTATTGAATATTGACAGTATGATAAGGGTATAGTAGTATAATAATTAAACTAGTGATCGATTTATGAAGTAGTCCATAAGTCATAAAAAAAAAAAGAACTCATATAATTGTATGAGTTCTTTTTAATAGTTTTCTTTCAGTAACTTATAGGTATTCTTCATTTCCTGTATATCCAGATCATTCATAGGTCTAATATAGTCTTTATCGATTAAAATATCTAATCTTTTCTTAATTGTGTTTTTATCAATGTTACCAAAATATTGCCCTAGTTTTGCCAATGATGGTCTTTTGAATAATCCATCTTTACTATTGATTTTTATGTAGTAGAATAACATTTTTAATTGGTTATCTAGGGTTAACTTTTTATAATTTTGGTGATTTTTTTCTAAAAAATCGCCCATATTAGGTGTATTTTTAGTTTGCTCACCAGTTAAAGAGTTCATGTATCGAAACACGCTTATATCAAAGGGTTGAATTAGTTTTATTTCTGGTGAATCACTTAGTGACTTGTTGTGATTCTTGGTGAGTGATTTCTTCTTTGTCTTCTGTAAGTTCAATTTTGGCAAGATTAATTCTTTTAGTTGATTTATCATTTAAAACATATCCTTTCTTTAAGATTTCATACAATTTATTATGTGTATTGTTTGTAAGATAACCCTTCAATTTATAATTATCTGTCTCAGATAAGACGAAAAATTCTCCAGTATTCAAACTTGGTATCATTTGTTGATATTCTTTCTTAGTTGTTATATTACAGCAGTCTATTGTATCTTCTAGTAAATGAGCTATCCTAGTAAACTGAGTCTTCCAAGACTTAACAAAGTCATTATCATTGGTTTGTTGTACTGCCATTAAGCAAAACATACCATATTTACGACCCCTTTGTAATAATGTTTTGATTTGCTTCTCCATTGGTTCAAACTCTTTTTTATCCATTTCGCTTTTAAATGCATTTGCTTCATCAACAGCAAAACAGATATACGGTAATTGTTCATTGTTAACCTTGTTATACTCTTGTATATTTTCGACTTTTAATTGTCTAAATGCTTGTTTTCTTTTATTATACTCAGTCAATAACTCAGTTAAAGCATTGTTTATATGGGGTACTTCTGATTCGATATATTTAACATTGTAGAAGTCTTCATATCTTACAAGTGCTGAGTCGGCAAAATCAAGCATATACCAGACAATATTAGTATGAAAGTACATGAGCGATTCTATGATACATTTAAAGGTACAAGATTTACCACTACCAGTTTTACCAGCAATTAAAAGATGTTTAAGGTTTGTTAGTGTATCAGTAACGACATTACCATTACTCATATTAACCCCTAGTATAAATTCTAAATCTTTTTTAACTGTGATATCTGGTATAACATCATCTAATAAGTAGGTTTTAGTTACATCTTTTGATATTTTGTACAATATATAACCATTAGATACCTCAATATTACCTTTGTTTAACCCTATTCCCATTTTATGATTAATATCGTCCTTTAATCTTATTACCCTTTTAATAGGCAATATTGTTGTAAATTTATGAATAATTTCTGTATCAGTCTCATTAGTGCTTATGAAGTTAGGTTTATCCTTCATATTAATTAAAATTTGCTCTAATCTTGCTATACTTCCAGCTTCTAGTTTTCTGTAGTCGTTTTTTCCTAACTCTAAGTGATACTTATTCAAAACTAATTTATCCCTTCTTATACATGATATGCTATGATTAACTATAGACTCCAATTTGGTCTTATAAGTTATATCTAAAGGTTGAGTGGTAACAACTGTTACTACTTTATTTTTTACCTCAATTATCTCTAATCCATTAATAGTATCATTAGCTTTAATTTGCATATTTTCAACCATTTTAAAGTTTCTTTTAATGTTATACATAATATAACTCAGCCCTCCTAGTGGTAATGTTAAACCATAGTATAAATTGTTTAACTCAGGTAATATCTGTTTATCTGAGAATTTCCATATATCTATATAGTTATCATAAACTACAAAAGAAACTACAGTTAAAATAAAAGAGATAACTAATCTCTTATGATTAACATTACTAATTGATTCTATTATCTGTTTAATCATTGATATAAATTTACTTCTCTTATATTGCTTAGTCCAACTATGAATAGCTACGCAATATGTATAATTAGATAATATCAATCCAGATAAGTAAATTAATAAACTCTTGTCTACTCCTAGCTTACTCAATGTCCATGTTATACCTGTTAATATACATAGATTATATATAATCATTGCTATCAATTTCTTATCTTTAATTAATGTTCTTAGCTTCATCTTAAATCACCTCGTATAATCGTTTAAATAGGTCTTAAATTGATTCTTATGTCAAAAGAGTATATTTAGTACTCTTAATTCTCTTAGCGTTCTAAGTGCCTTTATTTAATTAATAATCATATCAATTATTAATAAGATTATTATTTATCAATAATTATATAATGAATTATCATTTATGACAAGCAGTAAACATTAATTATAATTATGACTAATGTAAAATTTGATTTTACTTATTACAATTAAAAAATATTATCATTATGTAGGTGAATCTTTGTCACATATATTTTACTTTTATTCGCTTGTAGTCATGTTGGGCAGTCAGGGCAATTAAAAGAATTATGATAATTTCTTAAAATCTAACTAAGAGTTAATAAGTAGACTGTAGTAGTCTTGGGCAATTCTCCTAGTTAGGTCTGGGCAGGTTTTAAAAAAGTTTGGGCAATTTATTTTTAAGCTACTACTGTATTTGGGCAATTAGGGCATATATTTAATAAGTTCGCTGTAGATACTGAGAATAAAAAAAAGTGGACATATGTACATGATAAAAAAATATAATATATATATATATATATATAAAAGTAATTTTGCAAAAATGCGCCCAAAGCGCCCAGATGCAGTCAGGAGAAGGGCTAAGATGTGCCCAAGAAAATGCCCAAAATGCCCAAGATTTTTTTTGAACTGCTACGAGTAAACTAAGAGAATTAATCTCACAGGTTTAAAAAAGTGCCCAAAAATGCCCAATCAACTAAGAGAACGGATTCAATGCTCAAGATTTATATTGAAGATAATAATACTTTTTTAATTGGTAATGATGTTGTATCTATTGTAATTGATGATAACTTATGATAATATATAATTAGTGAGTTTAGATTAAGTAACTCGTGTTACAGTAATCTGGGTTGCGTTAAATAGGAGGTAAAGGAAAATGTTTAATGAAGATAAGATACAAAGAGCAATAACAGAAATAAATGAATTAATTGTTTATTTAAATTGTAAAACTAAAGATGAAATTGAAACTCAATTAACTGAGATAGTGGAACTTTTAGCAAAAGATACAGACATAGAATACTAATAAAAAGGAGTGAAACATTGTGGAATTAAAGTTAATTAAGATGGAAGTAGTTAATAAGGGTTACAAATTAACATTTGAAAGAAATAATAATAGGATTGAGTTAGTAACAGATAAAAAGAAAGCTAACAAATTTAATATTGGTGGTTGGTATGAAGTATTAATTGGAGATCAAGAGGTACATGATGATGATGAAATAAAAGAAGATGAAGAACAATACAAATATGGTAAAGGTAAATTGTACACACATGAATCAAGTTATAACCCATTTGTAGGATATGGTTATTCTGTTGACCCAAATAAAAATTATGCTATTGGATATCACAACGGACTAAAAATTAAAGGAGATGATGATAATGAGTGATAGATTACAAAAAATATTAATTGAGCAATTAATTGAAGCTCAAAATAAATATGATGAATACAAAGTAAGATATAGGAACTTTTGCAACAAGGAACATTGGGATGATGATTACGACAATATTTGTCAAAATGCAATGAGCGTGTATCTAAGTAAGCTTTTACAAAATGTAGAGGATATTCATAAGCTTTTAAATGATTTAGATAAGGACGATAATTATTTTAATGGTGCTGCTGTAGGTCAAATAAAAAATATCAGTACTCCTAATGGCGAATATAAACCATTAATGAACAAAGGAAAATTCATAAGATATATAAAAATTGATTAAATAAAGCAACAAGTTGTTGCTTTTTTTTAATTGTTATACTATTGTAATCTATGTTAATTTATGATAATATATGTATATAGGAGGTAAACAATAATGTGCAATTATTACGATAAGAATTTAGATGTAATCAAAGAAGGTATGAGTTTACAACATGTAGATGGAGATATAGAAGTAGTTGAAAAGGTTGATGATAGATTAATCATGGATAACATATTTTTATATGAGTATGCTGACGTTGATTATAAAGAAGGAAATGGATTCAAGTTATCAGATTGGACAATTATAAAATAATTTTTTTTAAGGAGGATAAATGGTTAATGAGAAATGAATATAAGGAGTTGTTGAAATATTCAAAGATAATCGAGATTAATAAATCAAATCATGTATTGAATTATTATAACTGGACACTACATATAACAGAAGGTGAACGAGAAACTGTATGTAAACTATATTTAAAAAATATATGTGTTTTAACTGATCATTACTATGACACCAAAATAAAATGGAAAGATTATGAAACTTATACCTTAAAGGAAGGTATTTTTGGAGAATAGAAAGAGGTGATTTAAATGTGTCTAAACCGTTATATTATTGGTTTAGACCCTTGAACTAGGTGGTTCAACGGGTTTCATCGTAGTTAATAAGGATAACTATGAGATCATGGAGTACAATACATTAGATGGTTATAAGGAGATACACAAAGAACTAAAAGATATAAGTGGTAATTATGAGATAGTCTGTGAGGACTATAGAGCAAATATTAAGACTAAAGATCAAGCATATGCCATGAAGCTTGTGGGGTACATAGAAGGACTTTGTATAACGAATGGTATTAAATGTACCTTACAACTTCCAAGTCAAAGAAAAGGGTATTTAAAGCAATCTAAGGAAACATTGAGGGGTTATGGTTGCAATGTACCTCATGTGATTGATAGTTTTGCTCATGTATTACGATATATTGATAAGGTGGTTAAAAAGGAGGAAACCAAATGAGTACAGTTAATAATATGTTAATTAAGAAATATATAAGATTAAGAAATATATATAGTCAATGTAATTTAAGGTTTAATATATTTAACAATTGTTTAAATCTTCTTGATACAGATAATTTTGACGAATCTAAGTTTGATGATATTACTTCTAGATTCTCAGAAACAATTAATGTTGATAAAGAATCTGAGTTTACTAATGAGTTACAAGAGTTCTTGAGTGTAAATGTTGATGTAGATTTGGAAGAATATATTAAAATGATTGAAACAATTAATGATTACTATGTTACTAAATTATTTTTGAAAACATTGTTAACTAAAGAAGATAAGATAAATTATATATTATTAGATTAAGGAGTGTATTTTTAAATGAGATATTGTCCAATTTTGAAAGTAATGATAGACGAATCATTTTGTGAAGAAAATCATTGTTATATGTGTGAATGGTAAGAGGTATCGATTGATACCTCTTAATTAAAAAAAAAGGAGTGTACAAGATGAATCAAGTTGTAAATGTACCATTAAAGGTATTCTTGAAACTAAGTGGTGAATGTAAGATAGTTGAGGAACGAATGAAACATTTAAAAGATGATATATCTAAATGTTTTAACTTAGAACAAGATATATGTAAATGTACAAAAGAAGGACACAAGAAGACTAAACAAACTCTTAATTTAATAAAGTTTTCAGATGTTATGACTAAGTTTAATAAAGAAATAACAATTAAACCGAAATTTAATTCTCAGGTTGATGAATACCTAAATTATTCAATGAATATAGATGTTAAAGTATTTATGAATATGGTTGAGACAGTTAATAAGTATAATCAAAGAGTACTATATCATGAAAACTTAGTTAATGTAGAAGATAAAGAAAAATACGCTCAAGCTGTAGTATATGGTGAAATTAAATAAGGTGGTGATAAAGGATGAATCAATTAGATAAATTAAAGGAACAATTAAAAAAAGCTAAAGAATCAGTATTAGAATGTAGTAATAGATTAGATAATTTTAATAATAAAGATGGTGAATGGGATGATATTTATGACCATCTATGTCAAGGAGAAATTGAGAAAGAATTACAAAGTAAAAGACAAATAGTATTAGAATTAGAAAATAAAATAAAAGATATAAACTAAATTAAAACTAAAAGGAGATTGTGACTAATGTTAACTAAAAAAGGAAATAAATTAATCTTAGAAGGAAATAATTTACCAGATTTCAATAGTGTACAAGGTAGCTCAAGAATAAAAAATGCATGGAGTTTTCCTATTGATTTCTTTTGTGTAAATCAGATAGCTAAAATATTGGGTTCTATTAAATTAGAACCTAGTGAGGAAGTTAAAAAGTGGTACTATGAGGAATATAATAAAAACTCATTAGCTAATAAGGTACAAAAGAATCAAGTTGTACCAGTACTAAGTAATATAGAAGGTTTAAACAAAGAATTAAAAGATTATCAATTACAGGGTGTTAAATTCTTTTTATCTGTTAACCGCTGTATACTAGGGTTCGAAGCTGGTTTGGGTAAAACTCTTACAGCTATTAATTGCATGAAAACAATTAAAGCAAAAAAAGTTTTGGTAGTTTGTCCTAGTTACCTTAAATACAATTGGGAAGATGAAATAAACAAGTGGTCTGATTATACAAATACCATTATTAATGGAACACCAACTCAAAGGGAACAAGGTTACAAAGATTTCAAAGAAAATAATAAAAACATACTTATTGTTAACTATGAGCAAATAAGATACAAAGTAACTAAAGGAGAAAACAACAAGGTAACAAATAAAGAAATTAAGATTCATAAGGATGTTTTAGAGCCAATATGGGATTTAATAATAATGGATGAATGTCATAGATTAAAGGGAAGGGATTCTCAGGTATCTGAGGGTATGTTAAAGCTTAAGTCTAGAAATAAATTAATGCTCACAGGTACACCAATTAATAAATGTGAAACTGAGATATGGAAGTTATTAAGGATTCTTGATAAACAAAGGTTTACAAGTTACTGGAAGTTTGCGGAGTATTACTGCAATGTTGAAGATGGTTTCTATGGTAAAGAAATTAAAGGACTAAAGAATCCACAAGAATATAGTAAACTTCTTAATCGTTATATGCTGAGAAAGAAAAAAGAGGATGTAATAGATTTACCAGATAAGGTCATAAAGACTATTAAAATTGACTTATCACCTAAGCAACTAAAGTTATATAAGCAAGCTGAGAAAGACTATTTAAACCCTAAAGGTGATGTTATAGAGTCAGATGTTGAAAAGTTTATAAGAATCAATCAAATAGTGCAAAATCCAGCAATCCTCGATGGTCAAAACGTATCTTCTTTAACTGATACAGCAATTGAAATACTACAGGATAATGAGGAAAAATTTATTATAGGCTGTGTATACATTGGTATGTCTGAGTTGACATATGAGACAATTAAAAAAGCTTTTCCTAAAAGAGACGTATTTCTTGTTAATGGTACGATTAATAATAAGAATAGACATGAAATAATAGAGAACTGGAAGAAAAAAAGAAATTCTATCATAATCACAACAATAAAAGCTATGAGTGAGGGGTTAAATTTAGATATCTGTGATAACATGATGTATCTTGATTATGATTGGTCAAATGTTGCCAATTCACAGTTTAGCAATAGGATTCATAGAATGACTAGTACCAGACAAAAAATGTATTATCATTTAATTGTTAGAAAAACAGTATCAGAATACAAATACTACAAGCTAATGAATGAAGATCATCAGATGTCTAAAGCTTTAAATGATACTCCTAGTGCTATTAAATATCTAGCTGAGGAATACAGGAGGTCTTTAGATGACTAATAAAACACATATTATGTTTGGTGTAGCTGTTAATGCAACAGCTACTTATTTTTTAAAAGATTACATAGAAATAGATTTATCACATGTATTACTTGGTGCTATTATTGGTTCTCAGTTTCCTGACTTAGACTCAGAATGTAGTTGGATAACTCAAACTATCCCATTACCATATAAGTTGTTGAGTAAAACAAAAAAATTACACCATAAAACCCATAGGACAATATTATTACACAGTCTCTATACAATAATTGTAACCATCATATTAATGTTAATGTTTAAAAATAGTATTATCATAGGTTTTGGAATAGGTATCATTACTCATATAGTAACTGATAACTTTATTAAATGTAATTCATTATTAGAAAAAGTTTGCTACTATATTTCTACTTCAATAATTATTATCTTTATTATAAAGGAGGTGACTTTTTTAATTGGATAACAAAGAGAACTATGAGAACATTAAGAAACTATCACCTAATTGTTTAGATAATGCCATATATAATTATAATGAAAATCCTATATCAGTAGAAAACTTAAGAAACTCAATTAAAAGTAAAAGATTAAATGCAGTCCATAAGGCACTATTTTACTATATTCTATATGTTAAAGATAAAAAATAAAATTAATTATGAAAAAGTATTGACATTAATTATCATAGATGATAATATATAAATGTACCAACGAGGTACACAAAAAATAAACTAAATTAAACGGAGGTAACAAAAAATGGCTAAAGGAACTAAAACTTCAAAAGGAACTAAATATGTAAGTGGAAAGGTGGATTTAATATTTCCAGCTATAGCAACACCACAGTATTATGTAGCAAATAGTAACAAGTTTGTAACAATTCAGAAAGAAGATCAATTGGAAAAAGAATGTACTAAGAACGATAAGGGTGTATGGGTAAAGCAAGTAGATGATAAAGATGTAGACTTAGGATATGTTGTTACTGTATTAGTACCAAAAGATTCGAATGAGGGTAAGAAGATTAAACATATAATAGATACTGAATGGGAAAATGGTAAAAAAGCTGGTATGATTTCTAAAAGATCACTTTATCCATTAGTAGATGGTGATGAAAAAGCGGATGAATTAGAATCTAGAGATAAAAACGGAGAATATTACAGAGGTTGTTATAGTCTTCAAGCAAAAACAAAATATAAACCATTAATAATCGAGGGTAAAAAAAGAGTCAATCCAACATCAACTATATTTGATGTAGATCACAATGGTTGGACTGGTAGAGTATCGTTAACAATTAGACCATATAAATTTGGTGCAAATTCAGGAGTTAGTATCAAACTTAATCAAATATGTTTCTTAGAAGATAATCCAGATTTAGATTTTGGTGGCGGTTGTGATTTTGAGATTGAGGAAGAAGACGAGCAAACAGATTTTGGTAATAATGTTGCAAATAATGAAACAGTTAACACAGGTATACAATCATGTTATGATGAAGAAGAAGAACCACCAGTCATGTAATATTTACTCATAAAGAAAAAGGAGATATATTATCTCCTTTTTCTTATTTAATAGGTAAAAATTAATGAATAGATTATTCTTTAATTATAACATGTTAACTAAATTAAACTAAAAGGAGATTGATAAACAATGGATATTAAAGATATAAGGTATAACATAATAGATATTGAGTGTCTATATTATAAAAAGGATGGTGTTAACTCAGGATATTTTAGTTTTCAATATTTAACTGATGAAATGGAAGAAGCTAAGATATTTGAGTGTAGGACTGATAAACATTTTCATACACTTTATAGATCATTATCAAAGACTAATAGACCAATGTATTGTTATTCAATAGACTATGACAAACTTATGATTAACTGCTTTTGCAAAATGGTCGAAAAAGGTATAACAAATATCGCATGGAAACTCAGAAACATATCAGATTTTTATATTAATGGTGATGTAAACTTTTTTCAGTTAAACAAGGAGTTTTGGGTTGATATATATTATGAAAATAAAAATTCTTTTGATGGTGATGATTTGTACGAATGGTCACTAGATCAATTAAAAGAGAATAAGTCAGATAATGAGATAGAATTTATTAATCGTTATGATTGGTTACTAGGTAAGTCTAAGTTATTTAGTAAACTTAACATACTAGAGATACCTAAGATTATGTATTACTATACTATAAGACAAGACAACAAACCAAGAATGACTATATCACTAAAGAAACTACAATTATTCTATGAGAACTATAATATAAAATTTGATTTCGCTAAATATATGAATATGGCTGACATAGAGAAAGATGGTCTATATGACGAATTTATTAAATACTCTTTAAATGATGTTGATTTCCTTAAACGTATCTGGGATAAGAAAGCTAAAGACGATATTGTAAAAAGAATCTATGCAGTTAAAGCAGTTAAGAAATTGAATCCAGATTTTGAAGTATCTGAAAGAGCTATTTATTCAGAAAATAACACAAAATTAATCAATGAGATACTAAAGATCGATAACCCTAACAAGGATATTAAGATCAATTATTTAGATTATGTTAACACTCCATATGATAAGTTTAATAATTTCGCAAGCTTTATTACACTTAATCAAGATGTTAAAAAGGATAAAGAATTAAAGAATAAATATTGTGAAACTTATGAAAAAATATATGAAAATGATGATACCAAAAAGTATGAAGATGGGCAAGTTGAAACCATTGTTAATACTATTGACGAATTAAATATCAATGATGTTATGGTCAAATTTGGTCTTGGTGGTTTACATGGTTCTTTAGAAAACTATATTCAAGATGATTTAATTCATTTAGATTATAGATCACAATACCCATCAATCATACTACAATATAAAGAATTGTTCTCACAGATAATAAATGTTGACTTGTATGAACAGGTTTACAATATGCGTAATTTCGAGATTAAACCACGATTAAAACAGTTATATGAAGATCAAAAAAATCAAGACAGTATTAATAAATTAGCACAATTAAAAAAAGATGCAGAAGATCAATTGAAAATCATACATGATGGTGGTAATGATGGAGCAGACATAGCAGTATATCAAGATTACATGAGCGAAATTGAACACTTAGAAACAAAATCAAAAGAAATCTATGATGAAATTACACAACTAACAGAATTAGAGCAAGGTTTAAAACTTATATTAAATACTGCTTATGGTCTTATTAATAGTAACTTCAAGTTATCCATAGCAAATAAGACACTAGGACGTTTAATTTGTTTAAAAGGTCAATCAATGTTACTAAATCTAATGTATAAACTTGGTAAAACTGAGATAGCAAATGTTAATACAGATGGGATAATTGTAAAAAATACTGAAAATCTAGACATAGATCAAATAGTCAAAGAAGATGAAGACAGATACTTTGTACTTGGTGTGTCAAAGATAGACAAATTAATACAAAAATCTGTTAATAGTTACATTAAGATATCTAATGGTAAGATGAAAACTAAAGGAGAATTCAATCTATCAATTAAGAACTATATTAATAAACATGATAAGTTTATAGGTTTACCAAATGCACTTAGAATGATTGAGAATAAACCTAATGAGATATACCCTATTTATTTTAATCGTAGGTATGTAGACGTACAAGGGTATGAGGAAGATTTCAAAGATCATGCTTATTATTTAACTGATAAAGATAATGGAGCAATGGCAATTAAGAAAACTATAAGACCATTAATACTAGGGTGTGAGGGTGAAATAATGTATTTCACACCAGATAAAGAAAAGGCTAGAATTGGAGAATACAATAGATTCGCAACATTAACACATAATAAAATAATGGAACATAGATTAAGTGATAGCTCGAAGGGTATTAAGTATTACAAGTATGAATTGTCACCAGATGAAAACGAGGACTCAATTAAAAATAAAAGATTCATTAAAAGAAAATTAGCACAGTTAAAGAAGGATAATATTTTAATTGTTGGGAATATATCAATTGATGGTAGTGAACATAAGACAACTATATTATGTCAAGGTAATAATCCAGTTAAAGACTTCAACAATTATACTATGACTAATATATTAAAATCTAAGAATGTAACAGGATTTTATTTAGCTGAGAACAATAGTTATCACATGGTTAGTACGGATAATTTAGAGACAATAGAATTACTTGATAACTTCAATACCTTAACAGTCACACACAAAAGCGGTAGAAAATGTTATATATTCGGCGATATTGACAAAGAATATATCAAATGCTTTGAAAACATTAGATATCAAAAGGGAATAAGTATACCATTAGTTAAATTAGATGATAGTTATACCTGTGATTTCAACAAACCACAATATTTAATCTCAGATTTATAAATAAAAAAAAGGCTAACATATAGCCTTTTTTTTGTTACTCATTTATGGAACATAACCACTAAAAAAAAGATAATTGGTATAATTAACCTTAACAAATTTCAACATCATATAATATATATTGCATTGTACCATTAAGTAAACATGTTTGTAAATATATTTGCCTTTTCTTATAATCCCTTAATATTCCTTTGTCTGATTTCATACTGAATTTTACGCATAACACCATATAATTCCTCATTTGTATACAATGATATAAAATTATCAATAAAAACATTATTATTCTTTTGTTCCTTCATTAATAAAATTAATTTTAGTTCTTTTTGTTTATTTTCGTTTACCTTGTTGTCCATTGTTTTAATTCTCCTTCCAGTTAAGTAAACATGTTTGTAAATATATTTGCCTTTTCTTTCAATTGCTCTAATGTTCCATCATTTAATATAATATGGTCATACATTAGATCATTAAAGTTATAACTTTTATCAATATCTGATAACTCACTATCACCTTGATTACTATTAGGATTAACAACTAATACCTTTATACATTTACCATAATCCTTAAATTCCTTTTCTTCTCTACAGTGTATGAAGTTTAAATTATTTTTCCTGAGTCTATCATTTACACAATACTTGAAATAATTAGGATTATATTTCTTTATCATCTTTTTTAATTGGTGCAAAAAGTTTCTATACTCCTTACATTTATCAACATTTCTTACATCATGGTCATAATAAAATACTTGGTTAGCTATGAATCTAAGAGTATCAACAGTACTTATATTATTACATGGCACATATTGACTACAGTATTCTATAAAAGTATCTTTACCGCTATAACATTGACCATTAATGATAATATTATAAGTATTTTTTAATTGTCTCATGACTTGCTATCTCCTATAAATTTTTTTAAAAATATATGTGCTATCTCATTTGATTTCTCATAACCTAAATTCGAGTTATCCATAATTGTTACAGCTAAATTAGATTGCCATGCATAATATAAACTATTGTTATACCTATCTTTCTTTAGTTCTTCTTTAAATATCTTCATACCCTTTGATAAATCATCATATCTATTATTCATTATAATATACCTCTGTCTCTACATAATTTATTTATCCAGTTAAAAGAACTGATTAAACCTAATATCACAATTACCATTATTACACTACTTAATACATATTCATACATTAGTCATAACCTCCTTTTAGTCTTTTGTTCCTATGATTTTCCCATAAACATCCATAAATAAAATATCATGATTTCTCATTTCTCTAATATCTGTTATCTGATATCTAATATCTTTAGTAATCATGTTACATTCATTCAATAATTCATCTGGCATAATGCAATGTAAATAGATTCCTAAGTGTACCTTAATTACAAATTTGGTAAACTTAACTTGTTTCTTTTTTAACAGTATTACTGAGTTTAATTGCAATTGCATAATTTGTTTTATTGGCATATTAATTAATGCAATTTTATAAAAATCTTCTATCATGTAATTACCCTCCTTTTGATATGCTATGAATCACTAAGATAATAAAAAGAATAATAGCCAAAACCCCTCCAAATACACCACCTATAATAAAAGTAAAAAATATATCCCAGTTCATAAAATCACCCATTCTTTTTATTAATAATTTTTTTCACAATATCATTAACTTTAGTCATAGGAATATGTTGACATAGTTTATTGGTATCAATACCCATGTATTCAAGGATAGCTTTTTTTAATATGTTGTTTACTAGATCACTTTCAGTTATATTGCCACTAACCGCTATACACTTAATATCCTTGATTACATCCTCGTCTAATACATATAACTTCCTTTTGCGATCACTCATTAATATTATCTCCTTCCTATACATTATATACAATGTATACATTGTAACATATATTAACATTAATGACAATTAAAAAAGATAAACATATCTAGATTTGACAAATTATGATTTGATAAAAAAAAAGAATCCATTTGGATTCTTAGTATGTATCACAGTATTCAAATTTTACTTTTATTATCCTGTAGTTATATTCAAACTCATAATCAAGTATATATTTTTTCTTAATCGATTCTAAGTCTTTATCATTTAAAGCTATATATTTTACCTCATGTTTATCATTGAATATCAGATAACAATAATTATCAAACATTTTATTTCCCTCCTTCACCAACTATCTAATTTAAATAATCTATTCCATATATGGTCTATTTCTTCATAACTCAATTCCAAAATACTAATTGTGTCTATATAGTTGTCATAAAATTTTACCTGAGTCTTACCATACCTTAGATTTATTTCAATACTTAATAAGTCTTTAATAAACTCATAAAATAATTTGTTACTAATTTCTTTATGTTTTAACAATCCTCTTATCATTTCCCTTGTACAATCTAACAATCCCATAGTAGAATTAAAAGTGTTAAGTACTTCTATTTTTATTTCATTCATAATCTTTTAATCTCCTTTAGTTTAAAAGGGTTAACCGTAGTTAACCCCATTGTATTTATATTGCCTTCAATTCGTTTATAGTTCTTAATGCATTTATTATTTGTTTTCCCTTTTGAAAACTCATTTTATTTAACTGGATTCTTTTAACTAGGTTTCTAGCTATTACTTTAAGTGCCTTGTTTACATCTTCACTCTTAACTTTACCGATTAACAAATTATGTTCTATATTCTTGATATCTTGTGTTAATCTGGATATCCAGAAACCACCTTGTTTTTTACTAAGTCTTCTAAGTTTGTGAATGTCTGACTCAGAACCGTATCTGATATACTTTAGATTTGATAAATACTTGACTTGCTTCTCAGTTATTAAATAATTATTCATATTCTTTTAATCTCCTTTAAGTTTAATTTAGTTTAATTTGTTTTACCTTATGATAATATATTATCATGTATGTACATTAATGTCAATACTTTATTTAAGTTTTTTTCATAACCTTATAGTTTACTAATTTACCCTGTGATTTGCATATACATTTCACATTATCATTTAAAAGTAATGTGATTTGATTGTGTAATACATGTACACCAGATATCGCATAGTTTACTTTTGATAACTTGATTGACTCGAATATTTGAGAATAAGTGTTGTATTTATATAACTTTAAATTATGTGTGAATCTGATAACTGTGTTGTTATCAAGTATTAAGAATTTTTTCTCGATATTCTTTATCTTGTTATTTGTAACTAATAGTGATAAATTATCTCTAGTGATATTGTTCTTGATTTCTGATAGTGATAATTTGGTCATAATTTGATTATCTCCTTTCTAATAATTTGTTAACCATGTGTATTATTATATTCACATGGTTAACATTAATACATTCATTAACATATACATTTATTACACATTATCATCTAATAGATTCAATTTGTAATTAAGGTAATCATTGTATATAGTTAAGTTATCTAGAGTTTTTTGTATATCAATCTCATATAAATATACAAATTTCTTATACATCTTATAAAGATATTTTGTTTCTTCATTTTTTCTAAGGGATACCTTGAAATCAAATATTTCCTTTTCATTATTTTTATCAATATGATTCTTTTCAATGTATTTATCAATAATCATATCTTTTAAAACATCCATTTCAGCATATAGTATTTTAATTTTTATCAGATTGTTTATAATATCTTCTATATTACAATAGTCTCTATAGGTTAATCTATCAGTATCAATTAAAACATTCATATCATTATATCGTAGCTCATTATTAGCTATATTAAATCTATTACCATCGTATACCTCAGTATCTAATTTGATATAAAAGACATGACCATGTAAATTATGATCTCTTAATAACCTTGCTATCCTTGTTGTGATACTTTCTTTGATATCTAAATTATTATCTAAGTCTTCCTTGAATTCTTTTTTAACTCTATCCCTCATGTCATCCTCTTTTGGTTCTTCTACTCTACTAGCATTTAATGTTTTTTTCATGAAATCATCTTTTACATTATCATCTTTTACATTATCATCTTTTATATTATCTTCTTTTGGTTCTTCCTTAACTTCCTCAACTCTTTTTAATTGTACTACTGGTAATAATAAAGCGACTGGATTATTATCTATTAATACAAGTAATCCTTTATTATCTCTTATATCTATTAATTGGATAGTGTAATCAAAATTATCATATAGCTTTAACATATTTACATAAATCTTTTTGAAGTGTATATTTTCCCCATTATGATTAATTATATAAGTACCATCTTTATCCATACCAGTACCATAGTTGACAAATTTTAACTCATCTTTTTTAAATGTTTCTATAATACCATTAGAATTTTTTGATATGAATTGTGAGAAATCAATGTTTTCCATTGGGTGATTTTTAGATTTCTTCAAGTATTGACAATATTCTTTCGGTATCTCATAGAAACTACACCCATCTGATATATATCTGTTTTTGATAAGTCCATTTTTAATAGTATCATTTTTGTTTAAAGTATTATCAATGTAATGATTGATTAATCTTAAATCACTTCTCAAATTATTTTGTTCTCCATTAGAATCAATGTTCTTAGTATTTTTTACAGCATTTTGCATAGCTTGTAATGATTTCTTCATAGATTCTATTGTTGAATAATCCCAAAACTTTTTACTATAGTTATCAATTATAAAATTCATTGGGTATAACTTATTAAGAGTTGTATAATTCTCAGTAACTTGAACACTCCTTTTGTCTAACTGATTAAATATCTGGTAACTCCAAGACCTACCATTTTTATAAACACATACTGTATTATTACTATTTAACTCATTTCTCACTAATTTACTCAATTGTCTAATATTCATAATTTTTAAATCTCCTTTTAGTTTAATTTAGTTTGTTCTTAATTGCTTATTGTGGTTTCTATGATTAAACCATAGAAACCATGTAAACAATTAAAAAGGTAATTTCTCAGATTCTTGTTTTATTAATTGTTCTTCCTCCTTCTTTCGTTGTGCCAATGCCTTATTAGTTATTTCTCTTATTTCTTCATCACTCCAATTTTGTATAACATCATCACTATTCATTATTTTTTACCTCCTTTTTTATTATCATTCTTATTTACTGGAAAAAACTTTTCACCTTTATTTTTTCGATTATTTATAATTCTTTCTAACATATCCCTATTACCTCCAATTTGTTTATTTTTTTTTATCTTTATTTAATTTACCTTATGTATATATATTATCATGTATTAACATCAATGTCAATGTATTTTATGTTACTTAATTATTACATGTGATACAATTAAAAAACAATGTGCTACTTTTATTATTTTATTAATTGTTTATTCATGCTTTACTAGAGTAATTTAGTAAAGCATAGTAAACAATCAATCTAATAGTTATATTTGATAATTTTGTATAAATGACTTGATAATGGTAAAAACTTGACTTGCTTTAGTTCATCAATGTCAAACCTAGATACAAACTTATTCTTTAGTAAACTATCATAACTAACATTTACTTCTATTATTGAGATATCTAATGTATCATAAAGATTTGTACTTACATTAAGGCAATCATTAGATACATTAATTGATTCATGTAATCTCTTAAACCTTTGTATATATGATTCATAATCCGTTGTTATACCTCTATTTAACACTAATCCTCTTTTATTCTTGATTTCTAATAATTTCATCATTTTTCAATTCTCCTTTTATTTGATATAATATACTTATTAATGTTTTATTATACTTATTTTTTTATTTTCCCTAGATTCATTTCTTTATGGGGTTAATCATGGTTAACCCCATATCAATTAAGAAGGTATAGCTTGTTTCATGACAGGATTTACATAAAAGTTTTCATTCTTATATCTAAAGTATTCAACTTTTTCTATATCAATCCTATTGAGATATTGTGTGTATAAACTATCTGTTTTGAATTTACTACCATCTTCTTTAATAACCCATACCGATTTTTTACCACCACGTTTAAACCATTTAAGCAAGTCAATTAATTCTTCATAAGGTTTATTAATTTTACCAATACTGTATTTATGCATTATTAACATTTGATTCAATTCGTATATAGGTATTATTTTGTATAATACAGAACTATTAAAAGTACCATTTATTAAATCGTATTCAATGTATTTATTTTGTTCGCTTCTATGTGAATAATAGTTATCTGTAGATTTGTAGATAATAACAATACCTTGCATTATCTTTTCATAAGATACTTGTATATAATGATTCTCAATAATTTCACTCGGTCTCTTAGGTATATCATAGAATTTCACATCATCATATATTTTGCTACTGTCTTCATTTGATATAAGATATTTTTCAATCTCTAATTCTAATTGAATCTTTAACCTAGCTTCAACATATTTTCTAAAATCTCTAGTTTTATCCAATGTATACCCAATAGCATACTTAACATTATTAATGTTAACGTTCTTAATCTCTAGTTTTCCATCATGTGATACGTTGTTACTCAGTTCTAATCTGATATTCTCACTTAATTTAATATTCATAGTTTTTCAATCTCCTTTTAGTTTAATTTGGTTTAATTTAGTTTAATTGCTTATTGTGGTTTCTATGGTTTAATCATAGAAACCATGTAAACAATTAAAAATATCACCAATAAAAATTATCATTTATTTCCTTAAGATATGTTATTATTTGTTCTCTATACAATTCTTTCTTATATTCTTTAGGCACTAACATAAATGTTTTAATTGTTACTGTATTTCCTTTATCTGTCACAATCCACTTAGTAACTGCAAATTTTACCTTATTACTATCAATTCTTATGCTTAATATCTCATTATCACTTATGTTATAATGTGTCTCATTTGGGTACATCTTAGTTGTTAGTTTTACATTAGTTGCAAATGTCTTACATTGAATAATCTCTTTTGTATCAAATAAATACTTATTGTTACCATTTATTATTTTTAGCTTATTTTGTAATTCTTTGAATTTAGTCATAATCTCAATACCTCCAAGTTTTATTTAGTTTAGTTTCTTATAATTTCACAACTTTATTATCTATATATGCGACATACCCATCTTTACAATATTGGTATTCAAATTTAATTTTTTCTCTTATATAATCCAATGTATACATTGCTAAATTATCATACCCATTTAATACAATATAATTCTTATCAATCTTTTTTACTTTTTCTAATGTCTTCTTAATATCGTCGTATTCGTCAACACCTTCCCAATATAATTCATACATCCAAGACCGTCCTTTTTTATAAATAATTACATCCGCTATTCCTTCCTCAAAAACACATTGTAATACTTTAGATAATTTAATTAGATTCATAATTTTTAAATCTCCTTTAAGTTTAATTTAGTTTGTTTTACCTTATGATTATATATTATCATGTATTAACATTTATGTCAATACGTTCTATGTTACAATTATGTTAATACATGATAACGATTAAAAAGATATTAATTTCCTATTTTTACGAAGTTTTTCTTAGATTTCTTAGTATTATCAAATATCGTTTTTTCACCATAAACACTACTAGTTTTTTCTTTTGTCCATCCCCTACGATTTTTTGATTTCTTGAAATTCTTAGAATCACTCATAAACCACGCTCTAGCTGTTTTACCCCATTGAAAACCTAGTAATTTTAATTCTTCCTTAATCGGTGTGGTATCTCCTTCAATCCATAACCATGTACCCTTAAGAATTGTTTTAATACCCTCTTTTTTAAGTAACTCAATTATCGCATTTTTGAATCTATCGTCGTTTAAATCATCTTCCTTGATATTGTCCTCACTAAAATTACTATTGTTGTACTTTTTAGCATTTTCTTTCATATGTTCAACCTTATGAATCTTATAGTAAGAATCATAATCATTACTCATACATTTAAAAAATATATCATCCAAATCCTTGTTTACGTCAGGATGTAATAGTTTACTAAATCTCTTAAAGCTTGTCTTTAGTTCGCCCAAGTCCTTACAATTAAAAAATAATTCTAACTTGTTTACACCTTTTTCAATAAGTTTCAATTCATAGTTTTTCATAATCTCATAATCTCCTTTTTGTTTAATTTAGTTTAATTTGGTTTTTCATGGGGTACTCAGTACCCCACTTTTTACTAATGTTTCTTTATTATCTAACTGTCACCATGTTACCTATTTTATTATTGTTTTTATTTTGATTCATTACTATCTCAATATCTCCATTTTCTAACCTTGTACTATCTATTACTTCATTTGGTTTCTTAGTATTTTTATAGATATCTAATCCTATAAATTCTTTCAAATTTGCCTTAGTTGTCTTTACATATTTTGAATAAATCACATGACCGCCAATTTCTTGATTTATATATGTGTGTCCACAGCTGTAAATTTTTACTAAGTATACCTTATTTTCATTGTATTGATCTTGTACTCTTATAATTGTTTTCATATTCTTATAATCTCCTTTAAGTTTAATTTAGTTTGTTTCGTTCTTGACTATGATAATATATTATCATGTATTAACATTAATGTCAATACGTTTTTGTATTACATAATTATTATGTGAATGTTACAGGAATATTACACACCTAAGGTTATACAATTAAAAAAAAAGATACGATTAAAAAAGAACTCAAAATATAAGATTCTTTCTTTTAATTGTAGAAAACTTTTGTAAATATGCGTATACCTCAGCTGTAAGAACGGATTTGACGGTTTTGTATAGCGTTCTCTGAATCCGTTGGTATAACTGAGTTAGACCATGATAAATCATTTGTAGCGATTCTATTTTTCAATAATGATACTTTGTAAAACGATATAAAATAAAATCGCTGTAAATGAGCTTATGCAAAAATAATAAAAATAAGGTATAATTGAATTGTATCGGTACACTTTTAGACTAATGTTAAAATGGGCTGCTGGTGTTAAACTATAGTTGACTAAGGAAATTATTAAAGACTGCTGGTGTTAAACTATGGTTGACTAAGGAAATTATTAAAGGCTACTGATGTTAAACTATGGTTGACTAAGGAAATTATTGAAAACTAAGAGTGATTAAGTGTACTATGGTTGACTGGAATTTTGAAAGAATTATTATTTTATCTATGGGTGTTTTGTACCCTTCAAATCAAACTATATCGGTCTAAAATTTCTTAAATCAAATCTCGATGTTTATATTTATCAAATTTAGTATCACATAGTACCCAGGTGACAGTTGACTCACTGGCGTTAGTTATATTTATCATTTCATTAAATCAATGTATAGAATAGCAGATACAAAGGTTTTCTATGGTTTATATTTAATCCACAATGGACAGTTTGGGCACACATGGGCAAGTCTTGGGCACTTTTTGGGCACATTGTAACCCTCATCATTACTAGGTTTGGGCGCTTTGGGCGCATTTTTGCAAAATTACTCTATATATATTTATATATAAAAAAATATATTTTTTTTTATAGTTTTTTTTTTTATCAAAAATATCTACAGCGAAATTATTAAATATATGCCCAAAATGCCCAAATGCAGTAATAGCTTAAAAGTAAAGTGCCCAAATTTTTTTAAAACCTGCCCAAACCTCACTAGGAGTGGTGCCCAACTGAACTAAGAACTCCTAGTTTACTTAGAGTACCCTCTAAATAAATCTTGGGCACTTTTTCATTTTTTGGGCACTTTTTTTTTTTATGAAAATATTTTTTAATTGGGCAAAAAAAAAAAAAAAAAGTGCCCAAGAAAAAAAAGTGCCCAAGATTTTGCCCACGTAGTTTTATTTAGAACGAAAATAGCACTTTTTTAGCAAAATGTTTGACACTTTTAACTAATGTCATACTGTAGTGACAAGTTATCCACAGTTATTTTTATATCAAATAATAATGATAATTACGTTAATTGGCGAACTGTAGTTATCCCAAGTTATACAATGGTGTTTATTGAAAATCAATAAGCATAGTAAATTATAGCATAACCCTTGTGTATCAAGGCATAACAAAAGGAAGCTGAGAACGTTCCAAGCTTCCTTTTTTATAACTACTGTTTACCACTTTATAGTAAATAATTCATTTATATTAAATTCATCCTCTATGTGATAGATCACTAGTACTTTATCACCTACATTATAGTTTTGATTCTTAATGCAAAAGTATTGAGTGTATTTATAATTACCTTGACTATCATATACCTTTGTATTATCTATAATCATTTTGTAACCTAGACTATAATCTTCTACAGTTATTATTTTAATACCAGCTATTCCATATATTACTAAACAAGATATTGTATAACTTAGAATTACAATTGTTATTAATATTATAATTAGTTTCTTATTCATTAAGCAAATACCTCCATTAATTGTAATTCAATATCAACTCTTTTTAAGCTTTTGTATTTACCTAGTAATTCGTTGTACTCTTTATTAACATTAGCTTTATAACTGTTAAACCTTTTCATTAACTTAGTTACTTCCTTAGTCTTCCTTTCGTAACTCTTAGGTAATTTCATTGTACTAGTGATACCCTCTGTTATAACCTTGATAGCTATTAGTTTAATATTCATAATCTTTTAATCTCCTTTTAGTTTAATTTAGTTTAATCTTAGTTTACTATAGTTCTTGTGGTGCTTGTTGTAGTAGAGTACTATAGGATATAGCACTAGAATACTACAGTAGTACAACAGTAGACCACTGTTACACCACTAGGTAAGTACTAACCTTACCTTAAATACATTATATCACACATGATAATCCATGTCAATCAATTATCATGAATTAATATCATTGTAACAATTGTAACCGAGTTGTAATATTGTCACAAAAATTATACATTGTTTGCTTTTGCGCTTGGGGGAGGTCTGCAAAAAATCTGCGCACAATTTTTTTCAAAACTACCTGTAAACCTTTGTAAATTGTAGTGAACTTTTGTTTACTTTATATACTTAAACCTTTGTAGTGAACTTTTGTTTACTTTATATACTTAAACCTTTGTAGTGAACTTTTGTTTACTTTATATTCTTTATTTATATACTCAAACCTTTGTAAATTGTAGTAAACTTTTGTTACTTACACATAAACTAACATATAAAATTTATAAAACAATATATATTAATTAGTTATCATGATATACTATGTTTAACAAATAAATTAAGTTAATGGAGGTAATTATATGTATTTTGAAAAAGGTGATGAAGCTACAATTAAGATCAGACAGGGTTATAAATTGAGGAAAATCACAGTAGCTCAATTGGACTATCTTGTAGAAAGGGAACAATATAAGGATGATTCGCCATTTGCGGAGCAAGCTGGTAAGAGGACACCACAATGCAATAAAACAACAGTTATTCAGTATCTTATAGATAATGCTTTAACTGATGATGAGAGACAATATGTTCTTGATAAATTTAGAAGGGAGGAAGGTATAACTTGAAGGTCATAGATGATCAAAATAATTATATTGTGAATATACCAGATAATTTGATAATAACATCTGGTGATATTCTTGATATTTTTAATCGTTTATACAGGATAATTTATGTAACTTCTGATACAACATATGTTAAGTCATTAACAGAAGTTACTATTGGTAATATTGGTTGGTTAAAAGAATGTAAGTTATGGACTTAGATTTATTAGAGATATATTAGGATGGTGAATAAATGCATATTTATGATAAAGATAAAAATTTTCTAACAAAATTATCTACAGGTATAGGGTTACAATTAAGGATAGGTTCTATGTTAGAGATTGATAATACTATTTATGTGGTTGAAAATATGATTATGGATAATAGTAGAGATCAATATATAACATACGTTGATACATTATTGAATTACAAATTAAAAGGTCATGTTTTACAATTCACTTATGATTATTACACACCAGAGGAAATACAATTTTATTTGGACAACATAGGTTTAGAGATAAGACTTAAAGATGATATTGATTATTCAAAAGATACAAGGATGATAAAAGTAAACAGATAATAAGATATTTTTTTTAATTGGAAAAGGGGTGGGAACATGGTTAAGACAATGATAATTATTTTAATCGCAATATATATCGTTTCAATGCCTATATATTGTGATTTAATTAAGGTGTATCGAAGGGATGTAGATATAGAATACAAAATAAGTTTGATTAATCTTATTATTATGATGTTACCTATGATAAATACTATATATTGCTTAGTATTATATTTACAAATAAAGGAGAATAATGAATTATGACAATGTATGATAATTATAAGGATAAGAAAATATTTAAGGTTAAGTTAGATTATGAATATTTTAGGATAAATAATATTGGCTCAAAGGTAATAGATACATTAAAGGAGATTGAGGAAAGCCAATCTTTTTTAATTGTATACACATTAGACGATTATGTTAATGAGTTCAATGAGCCATCGGGATATTATTTATACAATACACGAATAATTATAACACCATTAGCAATTAAGCAAAAGAAAGAGATAACTAGGTCATTAGTAGACCTTATTAGAAATAGTAGATTTGATGAAGATGAAAATGAGTCGAAGAATATAGAAGAAATAGTAGATGATGTTATATTAATGGATGATGTTGCAAATAAGTAAGGAGTGTAAATTATGGATGAAGGTAAATCTGGTAGTATTTTAGAAAAATTAGATGTATTGAGTGATTTAATTGATGATGAATTAAAAGAAGCAAATAATAAATTCCCATTGTTTCAAAGTATGCATGAAGCATATGGGGTAATGAGGGAAGAATTAGAGGAATGTAATGATGAATTTAAGAAAATAAAATATATGATATTAAGTAATTATTGGACTTATGCAAAGAATGATAAATTTCACATGAAGACTAAAGATTCTATTAATAAATTATTGGTTGAATTAGATTCTGTTATAATTTTTAATATTTACGAATTAATCCAATTAGGTGCTATGGTAAGAAAGAGTAAACTATTGAATGATAAGGGGATGAATATAGATGAAACTAAATAATTTACTTAAACTCAATAAATTCATTATTATTTTTTTAATCGTTACAATACTTGTCATGCTATTTACAATTGGGTTATGTGCTAGTATTTTTTTTAATGCTTTATTTGATAATGATTCTGATAAGAATAAACCAGTTAATATTGATAAGATTGCAGTGATTAGGAAAAACTAGATTTATATTGATGTTTATGAATTAACATGGTAAACTTATGTTAATGATAAGAAGTTTTTTTCAAGTTATTTTTCCTTAAATAATTTAAATGGATTCGTTTTAGAATTATTAATACATTTAAATCCCTAGAAATTTTAAGTGATAAAAAAAAGAGTCAAATAGACTCTTTTTTTTAATTGTTATCTATTCAATAATTAATAACTTTATTGAATCTTAATATAGCGGAGTGATACAATATTAGTAAACGAAAAGAGGTAAAGACTAATGATTCATAATTCACTTAAAGAAGTAAATGTAAAAGATGTTACGACATATACTGTGAATGGTGATTTAACAATTCATATTTATAAAAATATTGCATTAGATGATTGTAATTATTATATGTCTGTGTTATCACATAATATTATAAATTATGCTTTAGGTACTAATGACTTAACAATGGCTAAAAATAAAGCAATTAGTAATTTAGGTCATATAATAAGGGAATATATTAATGATTACAATAAGACCTTAGATCAACTAGGTTTAGCTAATTAAAATAAATAATGAAAGGAGTTGTTTTTAATTGGATAAGACTAATATGACAGATAGTAGCTATTATAGGATAAGGATTCACAGAGCAAAATGTCCTATATGCATGTTTACAGAAAAGATACGAGATTTTACTAATAAGAAGATACTCAGGGGTGATTCTATTGAATCTATAACTGAGTATATTATCAAGAAACATCCAATTTATGATGAAGATGATAGAGAATCTTTTAATTTTATTATTCGTTCTCATGCGGAATACTTAGATACTATGTTGAGCGATATTAAAAATAAGAGTATGTATAAGTTAATAAAACCACAATTAGATGATGTAAATATTGATGATATGAGAATGAATGATAAACTTAAGTTAATCCAGCAGTTAGAAGATGAGTTGAATATTGAAAGAGACAATATGAGTGATGAGCAAATATCTGTGATGAAAGCTTTAATGAATGAAACATTACCTCTTTTAATTGGTAGGTTTAACAAAGAGATCATTAGAGGAAATGCACAAGCTGTAAGACTTTTGTCCAATAGTGTATCAATGACACTAGATTCAATTACAGATTTGAATAAGAAACTTAAAAATGTATCAGAAGAAATGAAAGATATTGATGAAATGGAGTTGTTGGAAATTGACTCAAGTAGAAAAGAAAAAGTCGTATCCTTATCCGACAGAATACAACAAGCTGTGGGAAACTCAGACTAATGCAGTAAGAGACATATTTTGGAACGCTAGTAAGTCAGAGCGTAGGCAATACGCTCTTTCTAACCCTTGTATATTTGGTGAGCAATATATAAAACCTTATATTAGATTATGGAATACTAATACAGCTAAACATCAATATTATATGTTATATGAAGCGTTAACATCTAATTCCATAATTATCCATGTACCTATTGAACATGCGAAGTCTACTTGGTTTAGCTTAGTTTTACCATTATGGTTTTTAATTAATGATCGTAATACACATGGAGCAATTATTTCAAATACTGCAACACAGGCTTATGGATTTTTAGCAGCTATTAAATGGCATATAGAACATAATGAGAAATTGAATAATGATTTTCCAGAATTAAAACCAGATTATAAGTCAAAATGGTCTGAATCTGAGATAATGGTTATTCGTGATAAAGATAAGCAATCTAAAGATTCATCAATTGTTGCTAAAGGTACTGGTAATGCTATACTTGGTGCTAGATTCGAATGGGTTATAGCAGATGATATATGTGATTTAGATAATACAGCTAGTGAGCAACAAAGAAGTAAAACATTTAATTGGTGGAATGAAATAGTTGACTCAAGGGTAATTGATGGTGGACGTAAGATTATACTTGGTACACTACAGCATAATAAAGACCTTTTATGTGTTTTATCTGATAATTCAACATATAAATATATTAATCTTAAAGGGTTAGATAAAATTAACAATATCCCATTATGGGGTGAGAAGTGGTCAGTTAAAAGACTATTAGAAAAAAAGAAGGCAATTGGTACAGTTGCATGGAATAAAGTTATTCAAAATGATAGATCGGCTTCAAAAAATAAGCTGTTAAATGCTGATTGGCTTAATTATTATGGTGAAACTGAGAAATATAATTTTAATATTTTTTCTGAGGATGTACAATGTTATATCGCTGTTGACCCTGCTATAGCGGATGATAAGGACACAGCAGAAAAGAAAAGATTAGATAAATTTGCTTTAACTGTTATGGGTTTTGATAAGATATCTAAATTAATATTTTTATGGGAATATTACACAGGTTACTTAACTTTCCCAGAGCAATTAAAGATAATAGAAAAATATTATCTTAAATACCAAGAGAATGGTGGTAATGTTAAGAGAATTGGAATAGAATTGGCAGCTTATCAAAAAGCTTTAGCACAATCTAGTTTTTTATTAGACTCACTACCTCCAATCGAGGGTGTGAAAACTGGTGGTAAATCAAAGGCTGCTAAGATAGAAGCTTTTGGGGTTTACTCAGAAACAAAAAGATTCTATATAAAGAGAGAACATGAAGAATTTATAGATGAATTTATTGAATATGAGGTAGGTGGAAGATCACCAAATATTCTTGATAGTTGTACTGTAGGTATAGCAATGATTAAAAATTGTGGCTCAGTATCAGATATAAGTATTTTTAAACGTCCTAAATTAAGTAATGTATGGTAAATAAATTAATTAAAGGAGAATGTGAAATGATTGTATTTAAAACAGAAATGAAAGAATTACCTTTAAATTGTACTTCCTGTGAGTTATCAGTTGATATGTGTAAATTGCCACTTGAGATATTGAAACATAAAAATGGTAGAAGTAAGTATTGCCCATTGATTGATACTGATAATCAAACGATTGTTAAAGATCACAGTCCTTTAAATGAGGAGTTAATTATCAATAATGAAGAAGATTCTTAAAAAACGAGGTGTTAAATAATGAATTTACAAAAAGCATTGGATATTGTTGAAACAGGAGAAAAACTATTAAAAATTGATGATATAATGGATAGTATTAAATATATTGATAAGAATAAGAAATTACATGACATTTTAATAGAAGCTAAAAATGATATAATTCTTGAAATGTTCACATTGTATGGAAAACAATATACTAGTAATACTAAAAGTAAAGTATCAAAAAGTAAAATTTCTAAAACTAGTTAAATAAATTATATACTCCAAAGTAGTATACTCTAAAGTATAATACTCTAAAGTATATAAATTTTAAGAAAGGAGTTACTTTATGACAAGACGTAGAGAAGTAGGAACAACAGGGCGTTCTATGAGGTCTATGTATCAATATACTTTAGATACTGATGAGTATTTGTCAGCTTTAAAACATCCAGATAATATTCCAATTTATGAACGTATGGGTAGATCGGATTCACAAATAAAAGCAATATTACTTATGTTAGAGTTACCTTTACGGTCTACACAATGGTTTGTTAAGTCTTATGATAACTCAGATGAAGCTAAGAAAATATCTAATTACATTGAAGATTCTTTATTTGGCGATTATCCTAATGGTATACAAGGTGGTTTTGATGAATTTTTGAAAAATGTATGTACTATGTTTCAATTTGGTCATTCTGTGTTTGAGAAAGTATTTGAAGTTAAAAATAATTATCTTAAATGGAATAAGTTTGCAGTTAGACCACAATCGACAATTTATGAATTTTTATATGATAAAGTTGGAGATATAAAAGGTATAACTCAAGAATTAGTCAATCAAGGTTATATACATGTTGATATTAATATAAATAAACTTCTTATATTTTCTCATGATAAACAGCAAGGTAATTTTGAGGGAATATCGGCTATAAGATCGGCTTATAAACATTGGTCAATTAAAGATTTTTTATATAAGATTTTAAATGTAGGTGTAGAGCGTAATTTAGTTGGAACTCCTACTTTAAAACTTCCAGAAAATTATACAGAAAATGATTTTGAATTGGCAAAAGAAATAGTTACAGACCTTAGATCATCAGAATTTGGTGGTGTGACTTTACCAGATGGTTTTGATTTAAGTATGTTTGAGGGTAAAAGGACACTTATTGACGTATTACCATATATAGAATATCAAGATCGACTTATTTCAAAATCGATATTGGCTCAATTTATGGACTTAGGTTCTTCTTCGTCTGGCTCATTTGCTCTAAGTTACGATCAATCACAAATGTTTTTATTAATGCTCGAATCCTCAGCAAAAAATATATGTAATATAATTAATTCTCATGCTATCCCTGAGTTAGTCAATCATAATTTTAATTCAAACATGTACCCTAAGTTAACATTTAAGCCTTTAAATTCTGGAAGATTAATTAATGTACTCAAGACTTTAACTGATGGTAATTTAGTTATTCCAGATACAGATTTAGAAGAATGGATAAGAGATATGCTAGATTTACCAGATAAAAAAGTAAGTGATGAAGTTTACCAAGATCAATCACAAGAAACAAAACCAAGAGATAGATCAAAACAAGAGAAGGCAGAAGATGATATAGTATCAGATGAAGAAAAGGGAACAACTGAGAATGAAAATAGAGCAAATAATACTACTTATAAAGATAGAATTAAAGATAATAAGTTAAATATGAAACTACATGAAACTGAGGATATTAAGGATATTATGTTAAAACAATTACATGATATAAATGAAAAAGTGATAAAACTACATTACACTAAATGGTGTACTATTAAACCAAGATATAAAAAAGAATTAACTGAATGTATATATGAGTGTTTTAAAGAAGAAGAGGATTTAATTAAGTGTGATGATAGTAAATTACATATTCTATCTTCTGTAAAAGCTTCTAATGTGAGTGAAAATTTAAAAGATAATTTTTTAATTGAATATGTTAATGAAGATTTAAATATAATCTCAAAATTTAATTTGATTATAAATAAGGTTTTATCATCTATGAATTTATGATAATATTATTGATATGGTATAACAAATTATACATGAAGTATAATATATACCATATCAATAATATTAATTTTCAATAATTATTCTTCAATTCTAAATAATACTATTAAGGTATTATATGAAAGTTTCAGAATATTAAAATATAATAAATATAATAAATATAATAAATAACACTAAATAAAGGTGGTGTTAATATGAGTTTCAAAATAATAGCTGATACATTAGGTGCAACGGTAACTAATGGTAATAAAAACGTTACTACTTCTAGTAGTGAAATTTTTGCTGCTGATTCTACAAGAAAAACATTAATATTAACTAATAATAGTGCTTATGATGTATGGCTAGGTTTAGGTGAAGCAGCAGTTGTTGATGATGGTTTACTTTTGGCTGCTTATGGTGGTTATATTAAATTTGATAAAGATGGTATGTATGAGGGAAAAATATATGCTATAGCAGACGGAACTAATACAAATATAGCTTATACACAGGGGGTTGTGTAATATGGAAGTTTATATACCTCCTAAGAATTTTAAAACAATAACTGTTGAAGCAATAAATGTGATAAGTAATGCTTCAAATACTTTTTATGGATATCTTTCAGGAGAAGATTTAACAACAGGTTCTGACAATAGTGCATTTGGCAATCAAGCTTTACCAAACGTTACAGATGGAATAAAAAATGTTGCTATTGGAAAAGAAAGTTTATTTTCTAATACTGGTGGTAGTAATAATGTTGCAATTGGTTATACTGCCTTGTATAGTAATTTATCAAGCGAAAATACAGCTATTGGATATAGGTCTCTAACTGCTAATGGAAATATTAGCGGTAATACTGCGGTTGGGGCTTTTAGTGGTGAATCTAACACAACAGGTCAATATATAACAGCCATTGGGTATAAGGCTTTGCAAACAAGCTCTACAGCAGGAAATAACACAGCAATTGGAGCATTTGCATTACAAAATAATACAGACGGTATTGGTCATGTTGCTGTAGGGAAAAGCGCACTAGCTAATAATACTGTTGGTAACTATAATACAGCAGTAGGAGAGCAAGCACTATTTACAAATGTTGACGGTATAGAAAATACAGCACTTGGATATCAAGCTTTGTTCTCAAATGAAGATGGTAACAGTAATATGGCAATAGGAAGACGTTGCATGTATACAAATGTTGGCGGTACTGCAAACGTAGCAATTGGAAGAAATGCTTTATATTACAATGTTTCTGGTAACAATAATGTAGCTATTGGATATAATTCTCTTAATGCAAATACAGGTTCTAACAATGTAGCTGTTGGAAGAAATGCTTTGAACTCCGCTGGTAATACAACAGCAAATACAGCACTAGGAACGTATACACTTGAAAGTAATTTAACTGGAAACGAAAATACAGCGTTAGGATTTTCGGTACTACAAGCAAATACAAGTAGTTTCAACACTGCAATTGGCGCAAGTGCTTTAATTTCAAGCACTGGAACAAGTAATACCGCTGTTGGTAGGTTGTCATTGTATAGTAATACAACTGGTGCGAATAATGTATCTGTTGGAAGAGATTCGGGTAGAACAAACATAACAGGAAACCAAAATGTATTTATTGGGGATTCAGCTGGATATAATGCAAGTCAAAAAGATGATGCTACAAATAGTATTGCTATTGGATATCAAGTTTATACAACTGCTTCAAATCAAGTTATTATAGGTAATTCAAGCATTACTGAGGTTAAATTTTCAGATGGAGCGCAAGCAACATTTTCAAATGACGCTACAGATTTAGCTACAACAACAGCATTAGTAAATAAGATTAAAGACTGGATGATTGATAATAAAACAATGGCAGCAAGTTAACAAAAAAAATGAAGGATGGTAAAATAATGAATAGAAAAATAGTATATTTAAGTGATGAACAGATTAATGATTTGATAAATTTAATTAATACTAGAATGATGTTAGGTGTTAATGGTAATTTAATAGGTGAAGCAAAATCTGTTATAAAAATAATTACAGAGTTAGAAATGGGATTGTTGGGTAAGAATGAAGTTAAAACAGATGAAGTTAAAACAGATGAAATTAAAAAAGATGAAATTAAAAAAGATGAAATTAAGAACAAAGGTGTTAAATAAGGAGGTGCTAAATTGCCTTATAGTAAACATAATATACCTAATAGTATTAAAGAATTACCTAGTAAAGCTAAAGATATTTTTATAAGTGCTTTTAATAATGCATTTGGACAAAATAAAGATGAAGAACAATCAACTAAAATAGCATGGTCAGCAGTTAAAAAAGTGTTTAAGAAAGATGATGAAGGTAATTGGATTAAAGCTTGTGAGAACTATAATTATTTAATATCTTTATCTGATAATAGTAGTGATAATAAATTAGTAGAAATCATGAGAACTGGTGAGTGGAAACATCCAGTATATGGAGAATTAAAGATAACTGATGAAACATTAGAGAATGTAATATGTAATTTTAATGATAAAGTTAGAGGTGTAGATATACCAATAGATTTAGAACATGAAGTTTCACAACATAAAGGTGAAGCGGCTGGATGGGTTAAGAGTTTAATTAAAAAAGGCAATAAGTTATTGGCAGAAATTGAGTGGACTAAATTAGGTGAAGAAAAAATAAAAGATAAAATTTATAGATATTTTAGTCCTGAGTTTAAATTTAATTATCGAGATAGTGAAACAGGTAAGGTATATAAAGATGTTTTATTTGGTGGAGGGTTAACCAATAAACCTTTTATAAAACGCATGAATCCTGTAATGCTTAGTGAAAACATTAATACAGATTTTTGCGAATATATACAAATTACTAAAAAGGAGGGTAATGTAAATATGAATAAAGAGTTATATAAACTTTTAAAATTGTCTGAGACAGCAAGTGATGATGATATGATGAATACAATTAAGCAATTGATTGAAGCTGGAAATAAAGTTGCTAAATTAACTGAAGCTTTAGACAATATGACAGCAGAAAACAAAGAACTAAAGGAAAATTATGAGGAAAAAGAAGAAGAAATAAAAACAATGAGAGAAAAAGAAGAAGCAGTTAAAGAAGATAATGTAAAAATGTCTGAAAAAATCAAAGATATCGAATCACAGTTATTAAGTGCTGAGTGGGATAAGGTTTCATCTATTGCTTTATCAGAAGGAAAACTTACTCAAAAAATGTTACCTGTGTACGAAAAGAGTTTTAAAGCTAATCCACAAGAAACTAAAGAAATGATGAAAGTCTTAGAACCGGTTGTTAATTTATCAGAAAATGGTTCATCTAAGTCAAATGATGATAAATCTAATACTGATTTATTCAATGATGAAGTTACTAAGTATATGAGTGAAAACAAAGTTGATTATAGTCAAGCGATATTAGCAGTTGAGAAAAATAATCCTCAATTATTCAGATTATTTGATAATGAAAGGAGAGGTGTGTAATGGCTAGTGGCGAAAATGCTATTCTTTGTAAAACTTTTGAAGCAAATGGAGATTTATCTTCATCACAATATAGATTTGTAAAACTTGAAGCTGCTGGAACTGTTGCTATTTGTGGTAATGGTGAAGTACCTATTGGTATTCTTCAAAATGACCCAGAAGATGGAGAGCAAGCAAATGTTATGGTTATGGGTATATCTAATTTAGTTGCTCATGCAGCTATAGCAGTTAACGCTAAACTTGGTTCACAAGCTTCTGGTAGAGCTGTGACAGTATCGGCTGATACTAATACATATAATGCTGTAGCTTTAGAAGCAGCAGCAGCACAAGATGATGAAATTAAAGTATTGTTGACTGGTATTGTGAATTATATAGCTGGATAATAAATAAAATTTAAAGAGAGGTGAAATAAATGAGACCTACAACTAATAGTGTACATGTTGACCAAGTTTTAACCAATTTGTCAATTAAATATAAAAATCATATGTATGTAGCGGAACAGGTTGCACCGTTAGTACCTGTTACAAATCAATCAAATAAATATTATATTTTTAATAAAGCTGACGACTTTACAGATACAGCAGAATATAGAGCACCAGGTACAGCTTCAACTAGACATGGATTCAGAGTTTCAACAGACTCTTACATGTGTGAAGAAATTGCAGACTCTACAGTTCTTGAAGATGAAACTAGAGATAATGCAGATTCAGTATTAAGAATTGAAACAGCTAAAACTAATTTTGTAACAAACAAAGTTCTTTTAAAACTTGAAAGGGTTGTCGAAACACTTTGTATGACAACTGGTAATTGGGATAATTCAGCTACACCAAGTAATCTATGGGATGATTATGTTAACTCAGACCCTATCTCAGATATCGAAACTGGTATTGATACTGTTGAGGATAATACTGGTGCTAAAGTTAACAAGATGATTATATCTAATGATGTTTGGAAAAAATTAAAACATCATCCACAAATTTTGGCAAGAAAACCAAACGATAGTTTTAGAGTTGCTGGTATTGAAGATTTAAAATCAATATTTGATATTGAAGAAATTTTAATTGGTAGAGCTTCATATAACACAGCTAATCAAGGTCAAACTGCTTCATTTTCTAGAATTTGGACAGGTGATGTATGGTTAGGACATGTTACTAATACACCAGCAATGGAAGAACCAAGCGCAATCTATACTTTTGTATGGGGTAGAGAAGGTAATAAAATGCGTGGTGTAAGAAGATGGAGAGATGAAAACGTACATAGTGATATTATAGAAGCTTTTATGAATTTTGATGCAAAAGTTACTGCTTCTGATATGGGTTATGTATTAGAAGGATGTATATCTTAATTAATAATATAAGTGTCCTACCACTTATATAGTGGTAGTGTTTCCCTTATAAATTATAAGGAGGTCTATATTATGGGCTTAAACGATTTTATTTATAATGGTAGAGTAGCAACATTTGATAAGGTTAATGTAAAACAAACCTTAAATGTAGGAAATCAAACAATTTATTCTAATCAAGGTAATAGTTATTTTGTTGATAGTGGCTCAGGTTCTTCAAGTAATACTGGTAAATCATGGGCGCAAGCTTTAGCAACAATCGATCAAGCGATTAATAAATGTACTGCTAATCAAGGTGATAGAATTATTGTTGCAGAAGGTCATAGTGAATCTTATACAACAACAGGAGCAAAAGCAACATTTGATGTAGCTGGAATTGAGGTAATTTGTCTTGGTCAAGGTTCTGATAGATCAACATTTTCATTTGGTCACACAGGAGCAACATGGACAATCTCAGCAGCAAATGTTGTTATTCGTAATGCATTATTTGTAACTGCTGTTGATTCAGTTGTAACTTTTGGAACAATCTCAGGTGCGGATTGTGCTTTAATTGGTTGTGAATCGAGGGATGTAACTGATAAAGAGGTTGTTACTGATTTCACAGTAACTGGTGATAGATTTGTCGCATTGAATCATTTTAAAAATGGTTATGTTAGTGGTAATGCTAATGATTGCGTATTTAGTTTAAATGGTGTAGATAATGCATTAATTCAAAATTGTATCTTTATGACTAAGGTTTTAACTGCTGTAGTTGAGTTTGTAACTGCTGCATGTTCTAATGTAGTTGTTAAAAATTGTGAATTTTATGTATCTGGTACTACTGATTTCTCAAAAACTGTGGTAGATACAATCACAGGTTCTACATGGGAAGTTAATAGTGGATTCGATTTAGGTGCTGGAAGTAAGTTTTCTGGTGGTTCTGGTGCTGCTTTAGCTGGTGATGATGTTTCAGCAGTTAGTACAGCAGTTGCAGCAGTACAAACAGATTTAGGGAATCCAAGTGCAAGAACTAATCTTCAAACTATTGAAGCAATGCTTGGTAATCCAGATACAGCAGCACAATCCTTATGGGATTTACTTGCTGGTGCTGGTGGTATTGCTAGTTTTCCAGCAGCAGCAGCACCAGCGAATGATGTATCTTTAGCGGAAGTAATTAGGGATATATGGGATTCTCTTAGAAATGGAACAGGCGGTTCTGAGCCAGCAACTAATTTATCAATAGTTGATGAAATTAGAAAAAATGCACTTTCTTATAATAATGCTAAGTATATTTCAGTAACAGCAGATTTAACAAGTGCTACATGGAACACAGTAGCTACTCATGAATTATTCACAGTAACAGGTCTTGTAAGAATGAGAGTTATTGCAGAAGTAGTAACAACTGGTGATGATACTAGTGGTAATACTTCAAATATTCAATTAGGTGTAGAAGATTCAACTAATGATTGGATTGCAGCAACAGAGGTTGATGATTTAACTATAACAGGTGAAGCTGCAACAGATGGTAATATTGTTTTCCATTGTTGGTATGAAGCACTAAATAGTACTGGTGCGGTTGTAGCTGGTGATGGTTCAGCTATGGTGTAATATCATGAACATTCAAGATGAAATGCAGAAAACTATAGGTTTATGTGATGAAAATAATCATGATGATGATAACATATGGGGTAAAGTTTGTAGAATTATGAGAGCATTAACTAATACATCATATTGTTATCCATCATTAGCAAATGGAATATTACTTACTGCTAATGAATCATCATGGACACCAAGTGATTATATCGAAGTAATACCAGTTAATACGATTACTTCTGATTATAGACTACATGATATAATTGTTGAAAATACTAGTAATGGTGGATGTTATCAACTGGATTTCTACAAGGGTACTATTGGTAATGAGGTTCATATAGGTTCTGTTAGAATAAGTGGTATATCTGAGATAAAAGGTAATAGGGATATTAGAACTAAATGTCTTGAAGCTAATAATAGAGTTAGTTGTAAGGTGTCACATAATATTGGTGGTGAAACAATAACAATATCATTAGGTTATCATTTGGTATAAGGTGGTGGATTAATATGGCTAGTAATAATCAAGACGAACAATCTAAAACAATTGGTAATCGTGAATATGACAATTATACTAGTGATAATATATATGGTATTTTAGATATGTTAAAACATCATGTTCACTCAGTTACTAAAGTATACCCAACATTAGCAAATAATGTTACATTAACTGGTGGTGCTGGTGCTTGGCAATTAGGTAATTTTATAGAAGTTGTACCAGCAAATACTATAACAGATTGGTTTGATATCCATTGGGTTCAGGTTCAGTACCAATAATTACACCGATTATGTCAGCTAATACTAGAATTAGTGCTAAATTAGCGACTGAATCTGGTGGTAATGATACATTAGATATAGCAGTTTCATATCACGAATATTAAACTGGAGGTGAAAGGATAATATGGCATATACAACTTATCAAGAGGTAGATAGATTGTTGAAGTGGTTTAGTTTTTCAGCAAGTTCTAAGGTAACAGTAACAGACGTTAATACTTATTTTATACCAGAAGTAGATGCAATAATTGACGGTTATATTGGTCGTGTATATGAAGTACCTATAACCGATTCAGATGATTTATTAATACTTGAGTATATTGCAACAAGAATGGTTGCATGTGAGATAGCTCATGTATTAGTACTACAGGCTTCTGGTGAAATTAGTCCTATTGTTCAAAGATGGTGTGATACAGCTAAACAGAAATTAAAAGATATATTAAGTAGAGATTTACCATTACCAAATTCAACATTGAAAACTACTAATAGGTTATATTCTTTCACTTCTCATGGTAATGCTGATTATGAAGCACCAGACCCCAAATGGTTAATGGACGAGGAACAATGGTGATATTATGTTATTTGTTAGAGTAAGTGGAGCAGATCAATTAAGAAGAAATTTAGGAAGTATTGCTCGTAATTTTGAAAACTTTAGTAAAGTTTTTGAAAAAATTGCAGATGATTTCAGAAGAACTCAATCAGCTGTATTTAGATCACAAGGAGCGTTTGAAGGTAGAGCTGGATGGAGTCCACTAAGACCTTCCACCGTTTTACGAAAAGGTAATAGTAAAGTATTAGTTGAAACAGGAGCATTAAAAACTTCATTTACTAAAAAGGGTGGTGCTCATATATCACAGATAACTAAGGATAGAGTTATATTGGGTTCATCAGACCCAAAAGGTAAGTTTCATCAAAGCGGTACTAGTAGAATGGTAGCAAGACCACCTTTGACCGCTAGTAATACAACTAATAGAAGATGGGTAAGGATAGCACACAAGGAAATTATGAAAGATATAAGAAGGGGGTTAGTTTAGTTGAATAGTGAATTTGTATTAAATAATATAAAAACAATGATGGAAACTTATTTAACTGCAATGCTTAGGACAGTTGAAACAGAAGCTTCGGCAGTTACTCAAACTACTGACCCTCAAGAGTATATTATTGGAGAACGTGATTTAGATATATTAACCATGTTTCCAGCAGTATTAATATATGGTAAAAATTCATCAGATAATGATGATGAATTTGGATATCAAGAAAGAATATTTACTTATGAAATTGTCACTTGGGTTGTTGAGAATGACCAAGAGAATTTACATAGATTTGTAGTTAGATATGGGGATAGTATTGTTAGAATACTACGAAAAGAAAGTTATTGGAATAAAAATTTACATACACCAATAGTTAGAATGTGTACATTCACAGATTTATTTAAATCTACAATAGGGTATGCTCAAGGTGTAATGGTAAATGGTGAAATTAGATACATAATATCTTAAGGAAGGGGTGTATATATGGGTACTCCTAGTAAAATACATGTAGGTGCTGGTAATATTAATTTGAATCCAGATTCTTCACCAATTGACTTAGGTTACACTAGTGAAGGTGGTACACTTACTTATAATGCAGAACTAGAAGCTATTTCAGTTGACCAAGTTTTAGCACCAGTTGGATATTTTATACCAGCAGAGGAATGTATGTTTGAAAGTATACTTGATGAATCTGGTGTAGATACTATGCAATATACTGTTGTTGGTGGAACTAAAACAACTCAAGCGGCAGGAGCAGCACAA